TCGTTTCTGTGTTCGCTATCTTCTGTCAAGATGGTGTTGTTTGTCAGTCTGGTGGTTATGCATCTATTACTAACTCTGCATCTAACTTTGGTACGTATTCTCTACGTGCAACTGGATTTAGAGCAGACCCATACAGCTTTGACATTGGTGTTATTGATAGTGTTACTAATGATACTGATAACAACCAAGTTGAATCTGGTAGACAGATCATTCAAGTATCTGGTACAGCACTAACTAATATTCCAACAGAAGATTACATCATCAGAATTGGTGGTACTAATCCAACTGACCCTGCAGTTGAGCATATTATTCTTGAAACAGAAGTAGTCAGTGGTGCTCCTGGAACTCAGATAGTTGCTAAGATCACGACCAATAGGTCGATGGATTATACCGATACAGCAGCTCCTAATACTAGGAACAGTTATGCTAACGGTAACTTAAGTAATCTTGTAGGTCGTTCTATTGTATTCCATAGACCATCTGTTGTTAACTCTTCATCACATACTTGGGAATATTCTGGATCTGGTAACACTTATGCTGCTCTACCTCAGAACGGTGGATTTGGTTTAGGTACTGCATACGAAGCTTCAGAACAAGCCTTCGGTCAGGTTTATACATCTGGTACTAACGAATTTGGTGACTTCAAGGTTGGTAATTTCGTTACTATCTTCAACAGAACTGGTGCTATTAGTTTCGTTGGTACTGTTAGTATCTCTGAACTATCATCCATTAAGATCGTTGGTGGTGACATCACGATTACAGGTTTCTCTGATGATGACAACTTAGGTGGTGCATTCGCATCTGATAGTTTACTACCTACTCAGGCATCAGTTAAAGATTATATTTCAAATAACCTAGGACCATACCTCAACCAGCCATATTCAACAAACGCAGTTCCATCTGCACTGGTTCAGTTAACGTCTTCAGGTAAGATTAACATTGATCAGATACCTGCTTTACGTCCTTTCAATATTACTTCTGTTACATCTCAGGTAGAAAGACTTGCTATTGAAGACGCAAATGCTGGTGACATTGCTATTGAGACAACTGCTGTAGACTTCAGCGTTGCTCCTGCTTCAGTTAATACAGGTACTGAAGAGATTACCATCACAGCTCATGGTGCAAATACTGGTGATGGATTAACATATACTGAGGGAACAACAGCGATTGGTGGACTTTCAACTGCTACCAAGTACTTTGTTATCAAGGTTGATGACAACACTGTTAAACTTGCTTCTACAGCATCAAATGCAACAAATGGTACAAACCTCGATCTGACTGGTCAAGGTACAGGTACTCATACATTCACAACTGATGGTACTGCAATCTCCTACATCTTGGAGAATGACTTAGAATCTCAGTTCTTAGCATTCACACCGAATAGTAATTACTCATTCACTAATGGTGCTATCCTAACTGGTAGTTCTACTACTGCTCGTGGTACTGTTCAGTCCTTTAATGATGGTCAAATTTATAACTTCGTTATCACTGATGGTGGTGCGGATTATACTGGTGACTTTGCACTAACAATTTCTGCACCTGGTGGATCTGGCACACAGGCAACTGCTACTGCTAACGTAACAAGTGGTATCGTAACTAAGGTTACTATTACCAACCCTGGTTCTGGATACTACTCACAGCCAACTGTAACTGCACCTAACTCACCTACTAACAATAATGCAGTTCTTGCTGCTCAAATTGAAGGTAGAGTTAACATCAACATTGCAAACAATATCAAGTTTGATGCTGGTGACTTTATCCTTGATGGTGCTGGTGCTAATGAAGGAACTGGTACTTATTCTCAATCTGGTACTACCATTACAGTTGATGAGACTGGACATAACTTATCAAACGCATCCCTTGTTTTCTTAGACTTTACAAGTGGTCAGGGTGCTGATGGTTTCTATACAATTTCTCTAATTAATGCTAACCAGTATACAGTAACTTCTGCTGCTTCAGCAAGTACTTCTGGTAACTTTGCTAGAAAGAGAATTGTTGACCTTACAAGGGTAATTAATACTTCTGCTTCTAATGCAGCGAACTGGACACAGTTAACATCAACTAACATTGATGCTTCTAACATTGTTGCTGGTACTATTGACCCAGAGAGATTAGCAAGTAGAGGTGTATCTAACTCTTACACATTCTTACGTGGTGATTCTTCTTGGGAGTATGCATTACAAGCAATTAGACCTGCTACTCAGGATTGTATTGTTATTGATGGATCTGTCACAGACAGTACATATATTGACACCATCACTATAACTAACGGTGGTACTTCATACACAGACGGTACTTATCAGAACTTACCATTAGAAGGTGGTAACGTAAGTGTTACTGATAGTGGTGTTGCAAGAGCAACTTATACAGTTACAAGTGGTGTTATTACATCTGCTACTGTAACTGACTCTGGTACAGGATATACTGCTGGATTTAGTATAACAATACCTGCAGAATTTGGTGGTGGTAATGGAGCAATCTTAACTGCTGTTAAGGGTACTATTAACCGTGTATATGGTAACATAGAAATTGACATGAGGAAGGGTGATAACCTTACTCCTGCCGCTACTGTCTATGGTAACTACGGTGTATTCCGTTTCCGTAAGGATGTTGCTAACCAAGCAGTTGGTAACCAATCAGAAGGTGGTTTCGTAATTGATAATGATGGTCAGGTAACTATTGACCAAGGACCAGGATCAGAACTTAATGCTGATAAACTGGATGGTAACCACGGTGCATTCTATCAGAACGCTGGTAGTTTGAATGCTGGTACACTTGATCCCGCACGTCTTGCAAATACAACATATAATATTTCTATCTCTGGTACTGCTGACACAGCAAACAGAGTATTCAACGAGACTGCATCTCTAACTTCTAACCCATCACCTGCACAGGCAGCAAACGGTATTTCTGCTGCATTAAGAAATAATAGTGCAACTGGTTTAACTGACGGTGGTACCACACACGGTATCATGACCTACAGAAGGGAAGCAACAGGTTCTGCTGCTATTCAAATCGGTTACACTGATAATGATAACCTTTGGATTAGAGGTAACAGTGGAGGTAACACTGTATATGGTAACTGGTCTAAGATTTGGTCAGGTGCTAATGATGGTGCTGCGAGTGGCCTAGATGCTGATAAACTAGATGGATCACAAGGTCTATGGTATCAGTCAGGTTATAACTTCGGTAATTCTAAGGGTGGAATCAATACACCTATGGGTGATATGTTCTTACCTGAAGTTCTTGGTCAAGACAAGATGGTCTTCGAGAACTTCTATCTTAATGATAGTGGTCTGAAGTACACATTATACATTCCAGATTTCCATTGTAGGACTGGTGCTAATGGTAACATTAACCCAAGTGGTACTTACACTATCTACTCTGATGTAGGTGCAACAAACAACATTGGTTCTATCGTAGTTGATGCTAATGGTGTTAGTGAACTTACTCATACATCTGGTGAGATTTATTCATTAGTAACAGGTACAATCGCATTTGTTGGTAATAATACTAACGCAAACATATATGTTGTTGGTCCTAACCCAGGTACTAAGTGGACTGTAACATCATCCAACCCAATCTCTAGCGGTTCTACTACTGTTATTGGATTACGTGATGCTGCTGCAGGTGCTAAACTACAAATTGGTAAGGGATCTGTTTCTACAACTCCAACAGTTGACTTCCGTTCTTCGGGACAAGCTCCTGATTACGATGTTCAGTTCTACATTTCTGGTGGTAATACCAATAACGGAAATGGTACTTTAAGAATTAATACTGGTGATATCACCGTCAACGGTAACACCGTGTGGCACGCAGGTAACGATGGTAGTTCCTCACAGCTAGACGCTCATTACTTAGATGGTTTCACTCAGTCTACTGCAGCAAATGCTAATACAATCGCTCGTAGAGACGCTTCTGGACACCTTACAGTTAACGATCTAACTGGTGACCAAGGTACATTCAATAACACTGGTACTGGAGTTTTACAACTTGCTGGTGCTAATGGTGTTGACCTAGGTAAGGCAGCAACTAACTCTCTATCCATCAAGGGTAGAAACAGTGGTACTGTTGGTTACATCCGCTTTGGTACTGACACTAATGACTTTGGTTGGAATGGAACTCACTTATCATACAATGGTGTATACTTCCGTAATGCACGTTTAGGTGTTGGACAATCTAATCCTGGATCACCTTTACATGTCACTAAGGATCAAGATGGTCTTGCTGCATGGGCAACCTTTGAATCTGGTGCTGCTAATGATGGTCGTATATTACTTGGTACGAGTGGTGGATCTCCTTCTATTACATGGGATGATAAAGATAATGATAATGCATGGGTCATGGGTGCAGATGATGCTAACGTATCATATTTTGTTCTTAAAGGATTTGCAAATCCAGGTGCTGCAGCAACTATCAATGCTCAAGCTACTACTGGATCTTGTAACCTTGCGATCTATCAAGCTACTGGTAGATGGTTTATTAACAGGGCAGCTGGTACTGGAGCTGGTTCAAGATTGAATGTTGGTGGTGCTATTGAAACTGACAATCAACTTAAGTCTACTGTTGCTACTGGTACTGCACCACTTAGTGTTAGTTCTACTACTGTATGTACTAACCTGAATGCAGACTTACTTGATGGTTATAGTGCACTTAACCTACCTTATCTACAGGGTGTAGTTAACACTTGGATATCAGATGATGGTGGTCAGCAAAGATTCTACTTTGCTAATAATAGTCATACTTATATTAAGACTGGTGATGACTTCTTCTTTAGAAATGATAGTGACCAAACATTTGCATCATGGGATCAGGGTGGTAGATGTCATTTCCACGAACCAGGTGGCAACTCTATTCAGTCAACATATAGAGTACAAGTTACTGGAGATAGTGGATTAAACCTTAATGCATCTGAAGGACTATCTTCTGGACAGAAGAGCACAGTTCTAAGAGCAGGTGGCGACAAGCAATGGATCGATTCTCACGGGGTATTCAAGCGTAATAGAAATTCTGTTGGAGAAAGCATCACTGTTGCTAATGGAGATTGCTGCATGAGCGCGGGGCCATTGACTATAAATAACGGTAGCACAGTTACTATAGATAACGGTGGATCCTGGACGATTGTTTAAACTATGAGCACATTATCAGTACACAATTTGCAAGGAATTGCAACTTATAATAATCAGATTGAAATTCCTGCAGGACATGAATTGCACTGTACTTCAGGAAGATATAGATTACCAAATTATGCTCAAGGTAGTAGACCAGCAAACCCTTATGTCGGTGAGTTGATTCTCAACACGGATACAGCATCTTTGGAAGTTTGGACTGGAGATAGATGGGCAAACTGCGGTGGAGGAAACCGTGGTGGGTCTTCAAGTAATCCTGCATTTTCTGGTAAGGATGCATACGAACAAGGTAACCAAACATCTGGTACTGTATGGGTAACAATACCTGGAAGTGGAGCATTTGAATTTGATTATGATGCAACTGATCGTTTTGGTACTGGAGATAATGGGTGGATTAAATATGATGCTGCATTCTTCGGTGCAAATAACTCTGCTATAGCACATACTGAATATGGAACTCCAAGTACGATTATCCCTGCTTGGAATAGTAACTCAGATACCAGTACTAATAATGATACTATTGGACAAGGTACCCATAGAATTGGTAGAAACCAAACTCACTCTGGTGGTAACTCACTATCTACAATTAGATGTAGTTTACCCAAATTGACTAAAGTTCATTACCAAGCAAGTTATGTTTCTGGTGGTTTTCATACTGCTGACTTCTGTGCATTTACTCAGAACTTTAGTGGTATTGTAAATAATTCACCATACCAGAACAATGGTTGTGGTTATTGGGCTGTTATTTTTGATGGTAATACATCTGGAAACTTTAGTAGCAATATGCTTATTATTGATCCAGGTAACTTGACTAGTGGTAATAACTCTCACTCTCAAAATATTGGACCTCTATCTTTTGGTACGGAGAGAGGAAGTTCTTCAGCACCTTGTCAGGTGATTTGGGGAACAACAGATGCTTATGGTGAGTATCGTTATACAAACGCTTGGACCCTTTGGTTACATTAATACGGAAACGACATGGCATCTAGAATTAAAGTTGATGAAGTAACAAATAGAGCCGAATCGGGAGCTGTAAGTTTTCCGACGGGTGGTGCTTCTTTTACTGGTAATGTATCTGTTGCTGGAAATATAGATTTTACTGGTACTTTATTACAAAATGGACAACCATTTGTAACTCTACCAACTCAGGATGTAACTAACATTGGTGCTGTTCTGAGATCTGGTGGTAGTAGTGGTCAGGCTTATTGGGATGAAGGTGGAGAAGGAACTGCAGGAGGTGCGAATCAGGCAGCATATAAAGCAGGATTTGATATAACTAGAGGATTTAGTCAGTGTGGATATCGTGGAGGAACCTCTTACAAGAACGTTAATAGACTTGTACACTCAACATTTACCCAGACTAACTTAGGAGATTTAACTACATGGTCAGGTGCTTATATTGATTCTGCATGGAACACAGCATTTAAGAGTTACATATTCTGTACTGGAGATAGTTGGAACGCAACTACTGACCTAGTATCATCTATCAGTATGGTAACAGAAACCAATACTGGTGCAGCAACCTCTATGGCAGGAACAAAACATAGAGCTACCTGCATGAAGAAAGATTTTACTTATGCATATGTACATGGTGGTGGTAATAGTAGCAACTTGGTGAAATATAATTTAGCAACTGCTGCAAATCAGTTTAGTACAACCCATCCCAATGGTACACAGAACAACCCTGCTGGTGGACAAGGTGCTACTGTAGGTTGGATTGCTACTGGTAGTAAACAAAGTTTCAACTTCTCTACCGAAGTATTCCATGGTTGGACAGACGGACCAGGAACTGACGGTACTAACAAAACACTCTCAAGTAGAAATGGTTTTGGGTACTGGAACACTGGTGGTGGTTATCGTACTTCTAGTGACTGGCATGTAAGAGATTCTTACAATGGTGGTCGTAGAGCATCTGTCAGTAAAAATGGCATAACTACTGGTGAGGAAACATTCCATACTGGAAATGAATATGGTTTCATTTGTGGTCAGTATGATGGTTCCCAGAATAACAATGGTTATCTCTTCACTTATGCAAGTCATAGTTTCCAAAGAGATAGTCGAATGGATAGGAGTGGTCCTCCAGGAACAGCATCTGCTGCTGGTTCCGAATATGGTACCTTAATGTACGGATACACAGGATTCTAACATGAGCGAAGAAATTAAACTAAAGTACTTCATAGGAAGAAGAAGTGATGATATTGATTGGTTGTCAACAGCCAATATCATCTGGAATATGTTTGGTATCTGCGTATTTTCCGTAGAAGAAAAATGGGTTAGAGATTTATATACTTTACCAAAATCATATGAAGAGATAAGTGAAGATCTAGGTAGGTGGGGAACCAAGCACTTTGGAGAAATTCGTGCTGTAGTTAAAGTTACAGATGAAGACCCTTTATCTGAAGATGATGAGTATTTACTTGAAGAAGTTGGTGATGGTAAAACTAAAGTTGAACTACCACAAGAAAGATTTGATGCTGCCATAGCATTTATGAAGTTAGCAGCAAAACTTATTATTGAAGATCAATATGATCGTAAGTTTCTTACACTCAAGGCAGAAGAATCTAAGATTGAACAGTTTCTTTGGGAATCTCAGATCAGAGAAGCGAACAATTTGGATGGTGAAACACCTGTTATAGATAGTATTGTAGCTGTTAAAGGTTCAACAAAAGAAGAAGTCGCTGCTGCAATTAAAGCAGGTCAAGCAGATTTCAAAGAAAAAGTAGTAGCTCTTTACGCAGATATGCTGAAGATCAAGCAAGAATTCAAATCTTGTGCTACAATAAAAGAACTAAACGTACTTTATCAGAAGTACATGGGTATGCCAGTACCTCACAAACAAGCAGAGGAACTTGGTCAGACTCATGAAGGTCTTCATGGAGTACAAACCGTAGACAACGTGGAGCCTGGATTAAAAGTTTAATTATTTTATACTATGACTGAGATTACCGCCCAGAATATAGAGGATTGGGTAGAAACCTCTATGCACTATGGCATGACTGGAGAGCAAATTAAAAATTTTGTTATCAATTCACATGTCACTGATTTTCGTCAACTACGTCAAGCTCTAATTGAGATTGAAAGTAGGAACCATGAAAGGAAGAAAGTAAAATTAGATAGAAAGAGAAAGACTGTAAAGATACGTCAACTCGAAGAGAAATTAGAAAAAGAAGATGATCCTTTTGAAAGGGAGCTCATCGAATTAGATATTGCTGAATATAAATTAGACTTAGGTAAGTTTGATGTGAGCATACGTCAGTATGATCATGAACTGGAACCTTTTATGAATTATGTTCGTAAGAATTTTAAGTCCATTGAAGAGATGGGAGAAGCTGCTGACTATACTGAAGAGGAAGAAAGAAAATACTGGATTGCTCGTATGGGTAAACAGGCTGCTATTGACATATATGCTAATGGTAGAATAGGTATTGGTAATATGGATTCTATTGCTATGATGAGAGAGGAGGATCAGATCTATGCTGTCAGTATAGCAATGCAATATTCAGGAATGCTTAATGCAGGTATTGCTAAGGTTCAGAATAGTATGAAACCTCAAATTGATAAGATGTTAACAGATGGAGAACCACCTAGGTTCCCAACCTTCGATAACATTGAAGATAACCTCAACTTAGAATTATTCAATCAACTGACAGCGGAACATAGTAATGAACAAAAGAGTCTTCAGTCTACCGATAAACCCGAAGCTGAGTGAGCACTTTGTAGTCAATACATTTCTTCCGTTCTTAGAAGAATATAAAGAATACATATTAGATCTATATTTCACTTGCAGAATCCCTCCATTCGATCAGGATGCTATGGGGGATTGTTTTGCTGAGAATCAAGCTTTAATACAATCTGCATGTTATATTTCAAATAAATCTAATATCCCATTATCAGCTACATTTAATAATATATGGGTGAGACCAGATCAAAAGAATTTAGATCTTTGGATTGAAAATTTTGCTCCCATTTATAATGCTGGTGTTAGAGTGGTAACACTACCACATACATCATGGGTATCTACTGGTCAGATTCAACAAGCATTTCCAGATCTGTTTATTAAGAATACTATTCTTAGAGAGGTTACAAGACCCAATGAGATAGTAGCATTAGCAGAGGCTGGATTTCATTATATAAATCTTGATCGGGATCTCATGAGAGATCGTGATCAATTAATTCGTATTCAGAAGGCAAAGGATTACTGTAAGTTCTTAGGTAAACCTGTCATGTTATCAATGCTAGTCAATGAAACATGTTGGGGTGGTTGTCCTATCATGCCAGAGCATTATCAATATAATAGTACAAGAGGACCAAAGGATCCTATATTCTTTGCTAGTCCTATTAGTAGAGTATCATGTTCTACTTGGGATGTACAACATCCAGAGTATGATTTAAAAGCAGCAAATCTTCCACCATGGAGAGATGACTGGTTAGAATTTCTTGAGTTGGGTATTGATACTTTTAAACTACATGGTAGGGAAAGTATGATGAGACTTCAAGAGAGTATGGATCTCATCAAAAGATGGGCAGCTAAAGAAGAATATATGTTTCCAGAGTATATTAAATATAATGCTCAATTGGAAATAAAAGATTCTCCTGTTAGGATGTGGAGGCAGAAAATAAAAACATGTAAGTTTGATTGTTGGGATTGTAACTACTGTGAGAAAGTAGTAGAATCTCATATGAAGAAAGCTGATCTGATTGTACATCCACAAGTAGAAACTTGTATAGAAGCATTTATTAATTCTGGTAAGTACCTATCAAATCATAAGGCTTATGATCCTAAAGATCCTGATGCGTATTATAATGTACCTGGATTATCGTCAGCTAGAGTAAGACATTTCTTAAATAATCTCTGCTCCCAGGAAGGTGCGGTCTATCTTGAGGTGGGTGTGTTTGCTGGATCTACATTCTGTGCTGCTATTCAGAATAATGATATGGTTGCAGCATATGCAAATGATAATTGGTCAGAACCAAATTTACAACCAGCTAGAAAGGATATTACTTTACCATTAGAAGACGTTAGTGTTACTACTTTTGTCAAAAATTTACAGACGAATGTAACTACAGACACCTTAGATTTTGATATACAAGTTCTCAATGGTGATTCATCCCAGTTAGGTAAGAAAGATTTTAAAGAGGATGTTAATATAATCTTTTATGATGGGGATAATGCCGAGCATAAAATGATAGAATTTTTTAACAATATGCTAGGGTTTACTGAAAATGTTTTTACTTTAGTAGTTGATGATGCAAATGTAGAACAGAATGTTGCTATCACTAAAGGTTGGGTTGAGAAGCAAAAGTTAAATATTTTATATGAAAGGGAACTTCTCAATGATCAAGAGGATGATAAAATGTGGTGGAACGGTTTATACGTTTTAGTCCTGTCTAAATAGATTAGGACTTATCATAGGAAATAATGGGAACTCTTAACTGTAGCACTCTCAATTCCAGTACCGTAGATGCCTCCGCACATTTAAACTTTCCTAGTTATTCAGAAGGCGGTAGACCCACAAGTGGTTTGGACGTTGGTGCAACGATTTATAATAGTACTTCTGAGAAACTACAAACTTGGAATGGATCTGAGTGGATGAACATCGGTGGTGGATCAGAACCAGATGGTTCTTCTGCAGAAAAAGCGGCCACAAGTGCATCATCAATATTACAAGTTAATCCACAAGCTACAGATGGTGTATACTGGATCTTATTACCTAGTGTAGGTGCGAAGCAAGTATATTGTATGATGGATGTAAACCACTTAGGTGGTGGTGGTTGGATGTTAGCATGGAAGTGTACTAGAGGAAGCACCTTCCATTATGATACTAACTATTGGACAGCTACAAACACATATAATGAAACATCTCAGTTGAATAGAAACGATGGTGATCATAAGAACCATGTATTCAATTATTTTGTTGCACAAACACTCGGTGCAGTTTTCCCTGATATAAACAATGGTGGTCAATCATCAGTTGGTTATAATGGTTGGACTTGGAAGCAAGGTGGTATAGGACAGACATGCTTACAAAGATTCCAGAGTAACTATCGTATATCAAGTAACCCACGCGGAGAAAGTATGTACGTTGGATCTGGATTCACAAACCAGAATGGATTCCAATGGTATGGATTTAACTATACTGGATCAAGTAACAATGCTATGCGTTGGGGATTTGGTTGGAACAACGAAGGTGGAGAAAGTTCCAATGATGTTTGTGGTGGTATAGGTCATCGTAGAACAGACTCCTCTGCAGGAGATCATATCTACTGTTGTCAAGGAACCACTGGTGTAAATAGAACCATGCGTGCGGAGATCTGGGTACAATGAATTTATCTGCTACAGAATATCTACTCATCCTACAGATGCGTAGTGATAGTTCCTTAACTCTGACAACAGCAGAAGAGGATTATATTAAAGGTCTTAGATTGGAAGGAAAAACTTCTTTACCTAGGCTGAAACCAAGAAGAGAGAAGTGGCATACTTATGCTCAGTATATCTTGAAGGTGAAGAAAGATGCACAGGCAGGAATTATTTCTACACTAGAATCAGGTGCTACTGACACACAGTTGATAAGTGATGCAACTGCATGTTATGACAATGTAAAGAACTTAAAACTAGGAGTTATTGATCTTGATACTTATGAAGCCAATATAACAGCATTGAATTTGCCAGCTATTGATTCTCACAAGTTAAAGTATATGACAGCTCAAGTGGCAACAAACTATAGGAAAGAAGTTGTAACTGAAGATCCAGCATTGGTTATGAATGGTGTAGCGTTGCCCGATCTGGAGTAATTGTGCTATAATAAATAATACACTTATAATTTTAAAACATGGATATTGAAAAGATGGTGGGAGAGTTCACCAATCAATTGAAAGAGCAGAAAGCAACTGTAGTGGAACTTGAAAAGCAACTCAAATCCCGTAACGAACAGGTGTTGAGATTGGAAGGAGCTATTGAAGCACTTCAATTAACACAGAAAGAACCAGAGACAGATGATAGTAAAGAGTAGTGCAGCTCGACAAAAAGAACACGTAGAATCAACTCAGTTCTATATTCCTTTTGATGGAACTGAGGAAACTTGTCCATGGAAGGTCGGGGATGTTTATGATACCCGACCAATTATAGCAATTGGATTTAGTGAAAATGTTTATGGGCATTACTATCATCTTATTGTAGAACGAGATAGAACTCATTTAAGAACTAAGTTCCAATTTGATTCAGCACATGATTTAAAATTCAGTAAGCCAGTTGAGAGAATGACTGCTGCACCTACTGAGGGAGAACTTAAGAAATATTTACCAGATGGGTTATGAACTTAGGGCTTGGAGTAAAGAACCCTTAGATAAAGTTGTAACTAAGACAGATAGATATTGGATAGAATATTCTGATGGAACTAGACTGATAGATCTTCAGTCTGGTAATTCCGCGTATATATTAGGATACGGTAATAAAGAAGTAATGGGTGCTTTGGCACCTGAAGTTAATTTTATCAGAGGTAATCGAGGAGAGACTTCTGAATTGTGTATAAAGATGACAGACCTAGTTTGCTCTACTGGCAACTGGGATGTTTTGTCTTGGGCTATATCTGGATCATCTGCAGTTGAAGCTGCAATTAAAATGAATGATCAATATTGGGGTAATCAAAGTAACTATATTGTTACCTTTACACCAAGCTATCATGGAACAACATTTCTTACTAGAGATATGAGTGAGGTTGATAGTGTAAATAAGAGACTTAAGAAGGTGCCAACTCCTATATGGAAAGATGAAAAGGATCAGGTAAGGTCTGAGGAGAAAGCACTTAAGTATTTGGATCTTGTTATTAAGTCATATAATTGTTGTGGAAGAAAGATTGGATGTATAGTTATGGAAACTTTACCATGGATTAATGGTGGTATTCCATGGTCAAAATCTTGGTGGAGAATGATTCGTCATATATGTGATGAAAATGATATCCTTATGATGAGTGATGATTGTGCAGTATGTTGGGGTAAGGGTGGAGATTACCATGGATATAAGAGGTATGGAGTACAACCTGATATATCTGCATTGGGTAAATCTTTAACTGCTGGATACACACCTCTTGGTTGTGCGGTTGCTAATAAGAAGGTTGGGGATGTAATAAAGAAAAAGGATTGGACTTGGGGACATACTTGGCAACCTACCATGACAGGTATATCTGCTATGAATACAGTTAATAATATTATCGTACGTGAGAATTTGTTTAGTAAATGTCAGGGTATAGAAGATAAACTCAGATCTGTTTCTGAAAGTTTATTGAATAAAAATTATATTACAGGGTATAGACTTAGTGGTTTATTACTTTCTTTAGATGTACATAGGGATTTAAGTCAAGAGGAATTACAAGAATCAGGAATAGTTCTAACAAAGACTAGGAATAAGTCTATGAGAATTATTGCTAATTTCCTATGGGATGATGAATTCTTCTATGAAATGGAAAAAAGACTATCCAATTTTTTCAGTATAAATACAACTGAAGGATAATAGTGCCAGTTAGAATGAAGAGGGTAGTCGTTAGGGTATCTGATAATTATAGTTTGGATTCCGCTGCTGCAGCAATTCTCAAATTATACGGTTATCTCACCTTTGTAGAATCATTTAGAAGTTTTGCAATCATAACTTTTGATTGTCCAGATAAGTATACAAGCGGTTTGCTTGATAAATTAAATGCTTTGGGACCAGTCAAGAAGTGTACTTGGGATGCTGATGATAAGTTTTCTATAGATCCTGTTGAAACAGGTGCTACTTTAACTGTAGATAATTCAGATTCATTAGATATTAATACTTCTGCTGAGACTTCAACAACAAGTAATACTAGAAATTTAACCACCACTGGTGCAGGTACCATTTATGTGAAGGTACAAAACTTCGGTGGTAATGATCTCTTTGTATTTGCTAGTAGTCCTAGTGGAACTTATTCAACATATTCAAACCAAACTGGTTTTGTTCAGGGTGGTACATATACATTTGATCAGTCAGACGCTTCAAACGCTGGTCATCCATTTAGATTTTCTATAACACCAGATGGAACTCATACTACTAATGGTACAGAGTTTACAACAGGAGTAAGTACTACTGGTTCACCAGGTACAGATGGTACTACAGTTTTATCTGTAAGTGCTTCAACTCCTTCAGTTTTATTCTTCTATTGCACTGCTCATACTAATATGGGTAGGTATGCATATTCTCCTGTCAGTAGATATGGTACTGTCAATGTACATGATTTCTGGCATTTAGATAGAATCACAAAACAAGAACGTCAATATTTAAACGGAGAATATAGTTACACTCAAACAGGTGATGGTGTTGACATATATGTAATTGATACTGGTGTTCGTGGAGCAAGTAGACCAACTGGTAACAACGCTGCTTTACATCCAGAACTTTATGATCCTGATTTTGTATCAGATCTGAACGGTGCTTCTGAGCAACAGAACTATCGAGTGTTCCAGATGACTAATTATGCTGGTTCTTATGGAACTAATAATGAAGATGATAATGGTCACGGAACTTATTGTGCTATTCTAGCTGCTGGTAGAAGTGCAGGTGTTGCTAAGAATGCAAAAATATATGCAGCTAAAGCATTTAGTTCTAGTAATTCTGGATCATTCACTGCTATCTTAAGTGCTTATCAGGCAGTTATTGATCATAATGATTCTGGTCATGCTGACTATAAAGGTAACACTAGACCTGCAATTATCAATGCTTCATTTGGTCCTACTATACCTAATGAAAATTATCCTTATGTGGAACTAAATGATGCTGGTGATGATAGTGGTACTGATGAGGAAATACTAGATGATATTGAAGGAACTATTTCAGATAACCATAGTATAATTGTATGTCGATCTGCAGGTAATGGTTTCAAGAATAGTAGTGATGTCTTTGCAGGACCAATGCAAACCAAAGCTATTGCTGGATCAAGAACTGCTGGTTATTCAGATAATGCCACAGGTGGTATTAATAATGTAGATACTGATCAGAAAAAGATTTGTGTTGGTGCTACAGAGTATAATGATAGATGGGCAGACTTCTCAAACTATGGTTCGGGTGTAACTACTGTTGCTCCTGGTGCTAGAATATTAACTCCAACATATGACTGGACTGCTAACACACCATATACAAGTACAGCAAATTACAGTACTATAAATGGTACATCATTCTCATGTCCAATAGTTTCGGGCATCATGGCAGCATGGTGTAGTAAGAATGGTTTCACTCTTAATACAAATAATATAGCAGGTCAGGCAAAAGAATTCTGTAGAACTGTATCAGCTAGCAATGGTGATATTACTAAGGGTGCTCATGGTAATTATCCAGTCAATAGTATAATAGATAAGAAGCTTCCAGCTGATCCATTTGAAACTTCAAATGGTTCTGATTATGTTGTGGTTTCATTTGACCCTGCTGATGCAGCACATTTCATTGGTAATGTTGGTAAGAAAGTTCAATTAAGAACCACAGGATCAACTGGAGCATTAACTGTTGGTGGTATTGATCTTGCTTTACTATCTCAATCTGGATGGTTGAATATTCAGGCAGAGAGTGCTGTTAATAATACTATTACTATTCAGGCTCAAAGTGTTGCTAATGCTGGTACAACTGGTGGTGGATCAAATAACTATCTTGCTCTGATAAATCCAGAGGAAAAATATCATGAAGGTACAGATGGAGTTATTCTAACAGAAACAACTTTAAGATCTCAAACTGATGTACAAGAAGCTGCTGGTACAGGAACTTATACTAATGTCATATATTTCCCAGTAGATAGTGGTGTTGACTTTAAGTATGATGCTAATACATCTCCTCTCACAACGAAGCGTGGCATATTCTTCCCATACATTGATACTAATGTAACATGGCAAGCATCTTCAGGTGCAGTAAGTGGAACTCCATTTGCTAATGGTGCAAGTGTTAATATAGATCTTGGATTAGCGGGAACTACATTTGCTAGTGAACCAACTGCAGAATCATATAGTCTTAGTGGAGATAGTATTGGAGCATCTGGTCTTGCATTAAGTACAACAACAGGTGCTTTAAGTGGTACTGTAACTTCAGATTATATTGATACCACATTTAACTTTACTGTAACTGAGAACATTACTGGTAATGCTCAATCTTATAGCTTTACTACAACAGGAACTGGTGTTCTAGTTACAATCACACAACACCCATCTGATACTTCAGTTGAAGCTGGATCTGGAGGTACTGCTACGTTTGGTCCTGTTTCGGGTATTAGTTCTGATGGATCTACCATTACATTCCAATGGCAGTTCTCAAGTAATGGTGGTGTAGGTTGGTCTGATGTTTCTAATGGTGGTGGATATAGTGGAGCAACAACAAATACCTTAACAGTAGATGATGATTTTGCCAAGAACACTTATCAGTATCGTTGTAAGTTAGATACAACTACTGCTGTAGTCCCTGCATATACTACTGCTGCTACCCTAACAGTATTCCGTACTATTACTATAAGTAATCAACCAGTAGATTCAGCTCCAGTTGCACCTGCAGCTGCATCATTTACTGTTGCTGCTAGTACTCTTGATTCTGCTGCTATCACATATCAGTGGGAGAAATCAGAGAATGGCGACGGGGTAAGTTATAGTCCTATAGGTGGAGCTACCTCAACAACATATAGTACAGGATCTACAACCTACGATGATAGCTATGGAGACTATTATCGTTGTATTTTATCTGCTGCTGGTGCAGCAAACGTAACTTCTTCTGTTGCTAGAAGTCTAGTAACAAGAACAATTAGTATTACTGCACAACCAACAAATACTACTGGTGCAGTTGGTGGTACAGAACAATTTGGTGTAGCTGCAACTACATCTGATAGTGATGCAGGAGATATAACATACCAGTGGCAAGTTTCTATTACTGATGGTGCTTCATGGTCTGATGTTACTGAAGGATCTGGAGGTACAACAGCAACATATACGACACCTACATTAACTACAACATACGACGAGAATCAATACCGTTGTTTACTTGCATGTCCAGGTGCAACAACCATACCTAGTAATGCTGCTACATTACAAGTAGAAACTGTAACTGTAGTTGTTTCAACTCATCCATCTGATGCTACAGTCAATGAAAATGCTACTGCAACGTTCACTTGCTTGGGTGATGTTACTATGCAACCTTTTGGTGGTAATGCTGCTAGTTCATCATTTGATACAGAAACCTTTACAACTCCTTCTGGAGGAGGAGGTGGAGGATTTGAAGGTCAATCACATCACGAACCTTCAGTAACATATCAGTGGCAAAAATCAGATGATGCTGGAGCTAACTGGAGTGATATTGGTTCAGCAACATCTGCATCATACACAACTGCTGCATTAACATATGCTGATGATAACCAAGATTTATATCGTTGTAAGTTAGATGCTACTGGAGCATCTGTTTCTGCGTATACAGATAATGCAACTTTAACTGTACAAAGAACATTCTCTATTACAGCACAACCTTCCAACCCAACTGCAAATGAAGGGGCAACTGCAGTATTCTCTGTTGCTACAACATCAAGTAGTGGAACACCAACATATCAGTGGGAAAGATCTGATGATAATGGTTCAAACTATGCGTCTGTAGGTGGTGCAACTAACAATACATATACAACACCAACATTAGTACATGCCGATGATGATGAAGATCGTTATCGTTGTGTAGTTTCTCTTGTTGGATCTGCTGCAGACATAACTTCAGATCATGGTTTATTAACTGTTCTAAGGGTTATTTCTATTAGTCAGCAACCAGTTAATACATCTGTTATTGAAGGACAGACCGCAACCTTTAGTATTACTGCTGCAATTACAAGTGATGTAATTTCATATCAGTGGCAGAACTCAGTTAACTCTGGTGGATCATGGTCTAATATCAATGGAGCTAATGCTTCTAGTTATACATCACCAGCAACTGTATTCCCAACAAATCCATCTGAACAGTTCAGAGTTGTTCTATCTAATGCTGAGGCAACTACAGTAACTTCTGATGCAGTAGTTCTTACTGTTAATGAATCTGAGTTTGTATCTGGACCAGTATCTGTAACTCCAACCGTTGATGCTGATACTACTAAGACACTTTCAAGACAACCAGTTATTACTACTTCTGCTTTCATTCAAGAGTATGCAGGGTCAACTCATTATTCTACATTCTGGAGGATAAGAAGAACTAGTGATAACGTCACTGTATATGATACAAGTGGAACGTTTGCTCAGGGTGACACAGGTAACTTAACAACCTTTACTGTTCCTGTATCAATTTTAGATTTTGATACAGCATACTTTGTTCAGGTTAAATTCAGAGATAATAATGGATTAGAGAGTGCATATACTTCTGCTGCTAATTTCTCAACTCCAATTGTTGATCAACCAGACATTCAAGTAATAACACCAGCATTTAATCCAACGATTAATGTTGATCCTATTGCAATGAAGACTGGATATCAGCATACATCTAGTGACTGGCAATTTGCTCCTAACGTAGAAGTACCTGTAAACAACCCACAGTTTACAACTATACTACATCAATCTCTTGGTAACTCAACCAACAAAGTAGCATACACACTACCTGGTAATGTTAATCTTGATGCAAATACTACATATCTAGTGAGAATTAGATTCAACGTTAACCCAACTTAAGACATGGCTTCTCCTTCCACAAGGCAGGGACTGATTGACTACGCTTTACGTCAAAACGGTGCTCCTGTATTAGAAATTAATATTGAAGATGATCAGATAGATGATCTAGTGGATGATGCTATCCAGTTTTATAATGAACGTCACATGGACGGTTATATTAGAACTCACTTGAAGGTGAAGTTTAGTCAAGCCATGATTGATGACATGACTACTGATTCAACTACAGCAGTAGCTGCTGCAACTTCATCAGCAATATCAGTTAATTGGGAAGAGCAAAATAATTATATTAAAGTTCCTGAGCATGTCACTAGTGTTATAAAAGTATTTGATTTTGTATCTAAGAATGTCACAAACTTGTTTGATGTTAGGTATCAGTGGAGATTAAATGATCTTTGGGATTTAACTAATACAGAAATTCTTACTTACGAAATGGTTAACCGTAGGTTGGAAGATATATACTTCTTGCTGGAAGGACAGAAGCAAACTAGATTCCAGATGAGAGGAGATAGACTTTATTTGGATCTTGACTTTAAAACTGATGTCAAAGAGAATGATTACTTGATTCTTGAAGTCTATCGTGCAATAGATCCTAGCAGTACAGCTGCTGTATATAATGATCTTTGGATGAAGAGATATGTTACTGCATTAGTTAAAAGGCAGTGGGGATCAAATTTAATTAAATTCCAAGGAGCACAATTACCAGGTGGAATTACTATGAATGGTGAGTTCATTTATAATGAAGGTAAGCAAGCAATTGAGAAACTTGAGGATGAAATGATCCGTAGTTACGAAACACCACCACTTGACATGATTGGATAATGGCAAGAACTACTTATTTTACTCACGGTACTAGGAACGAACAGTTCTTACAGCAAGATCTTACAGAAGAATTTCTTAAGATGTATGGGATGGATATCCTTTACTGTCCTAGAGAGATTATGGAAAAGGATGGTGTGTTTAATGAGGAAGTAATTGGTGAGTTTAATGATGCATATATTATTGAAGCATACATGGAAAACTATGATGGATTCCAAGGTGGTGGAGATCTATTAACTAAGTTTGGTGTGGCACAGACTGATGAGATAACAATGGTTATATCTCAGCAAAGATTTACTGATCTTATTTCTCAGTTTCTTTTATTAGATAAAGACTACCAAGCACCAGAGAGACCACAAGAAGGAGATTTAATATACCTACCACTAACAAGTAATTACTTTGAGATAAAATTTGTAGAGCATGAAGAACCATTTTATCAGTTAGGTAAAGGATACATTTATAAACTTAAGGCAGAATTATTTGAGTACAGTGATGAGCAAGGTGATCTATTCGAGAGTGATGAGGATCTCGTCGATTACGGGTACACAGTCAAGCATTTCTATCTTCCTACAAATGGTATTACTGCTACTGGTACTCCAGTTATTAGCAGCACCAATACTATAGAGAATATCTATATCAGTGATAATGGATCTAAGTATAACGAAGTTCCCACTGTTACTATTTCTGGAGATGGTATTGATGCAACAGCAACAGCATACCTATGTAATATAACACTTAGTGGTGGAACACCAACTACCCAAGCTGAGATTCGAGGTACTGTTAAAGAAGGTCAGATTAGATCTGTTCAGATTGTTAATGGTGGTTCTGGATATGATGAGGATAGAACTACTTTAGTAGTTAGTTCCCCTGATGGTGGTGCTGTTCCTGCAGTCATAACACCTACATTTACTGGTGGAGTTTTAACTGCTCTTAATATAGTTAATGGTGGGTCTGGATATAAGAGTGTTAAGTTAGTGGATATTACAAATGCTGGTAGTTCTTATACGTCTGCAACTGCTACATTCTCTGCAGCACCTACTGGTTTAACAGGTACATTCCAAGTTCCAGAAACAGTTACTGGTGGTACTACTGGTGCAACTGCTCAGATAGTTGAGTGGGAAGCACAGGAGGGTTGGATTAAATTGAAGTCGCCAACCGCTACCTTTGTTATAGGTGAAACGATCATGGGTTCAGATTCTGGTGCTACAATTGTGCTAGATAGTAGAGACGAAATGGCAACAGCAGATCCTAAATATTCTGAAGCTGTTACTTTTGAGACAGCTGGTGATGATATATTAGACTTCACTGAAACAAACCCATTTGGATTAGCAGGTAACTTGTAATGTTAGGTGCATACACATACAATAAGATTATTAGAAAGTGCGTCATAGGATTTGGTACACTATTCAATAATATAGAAGTCCGTAAAGAAAAGAGTGATGGTTCTGTTTATAGCAGAATGAAGGTACCTCTTGCTTATGGTCCTCGACAGAAATTTTTAGCAAGACTAGAACAACAGGCAGATCTCAACCAGAAGGTTGCTATCACTGTTCCTCGTTTGTCATTTGAAATGACAGGTATCTCATATGATGCTGGTAGGAAACTTGCTCCTACAACTTTAACACTAAAGGCAAATACTAAGGATGCTGTAAAGAAACAGTTCACTCCTGTTCCATATAATATAGATTTTGAATTGAATATTATATCTAAGACTAATGATGAAGCATTAGAAATAACTGAACAGATTGTTCCAGTGTTTCAACCATCATATCAGATGACTATTAAGTTGGTTGAGGACATGAATGAGTATAGAGATATTCCTATCATATTAAATAGCATTAACTATAGTGATGATTACGAAGGTTCTTTTGATGACAAGAAGATAACCTTAATCACTATGCAGTTTACAGTCAAGTCTTACATCTTTGGACCTGTTGGAACTGCTGGTCCTATCAAGAAAGCAAAAATCGATACTACTTTGGATGTCGATCTTTCCAAGACAAGGCAGATTGCTTATCAGGTTGTACCAAAAGCAAAGACAGACAAAGACCAGGATGGTACTACAGAACTTGCAGGTGCAATTACCGCAAGAAATCTTGTTATAGAAGTTCAAGACTACAGCAACATTCCTACTCAATCCTATATTGAGATTGGCAATGAAGTATTCTATGTCAAGAGTAAGACATCACCAAACAAATTATCTGTACGTAGAGCACAGAATGGAACCACTGCTGCAGCTGCAGCATCTGGTACTAAGGTTGATCTAATTGATGCTGCTGATGATGCACTGTTAACAAGTGATGATGATTTTGGATTTGGAGAAACCATAGCATATTATGAGTAATTGGGCAAAGAAAAAAACAGCAGAAGATAGAATCGAAGATGATACTTCTGGATTGGATGAAGCATTTGAAACTGTAGAAGCAGTTGCAACTGAAGTTAGTACTACACCTGAAGGTGGGTGTAGCACAAGAAAAGATCAACTCAAAAAAGTTGATGGACAAGATCAAGTACAGGATGATTATGAGTATGCACGAGGAAACCTTTACTTATTGGTGGATAAGGGACAAGAAGCTGTCAACGGTGCTCTTGATTTGGCTATGTCTTCTGATCACCCTAGAGCATATGAAGTTGCTGGACAACTCATCAAGCACGTCGGAGATGTAGCTGACAAATTAATGGCACTACAAAAAGACAAGAAAGCTGTCAAGGAAGAGAGTGCTAAGAAGGTAGTAACTAACAATTCATTGTTTGTTGGTAGTACTGCTGATCTTCAAAAGATGCTGAAAAAGGTATCTAAGGAAAACGATAAATAGTCACATGGCATATCAAAGAAACGACGAAAACTGTGATCCCGTAAGTCCACAACCAGGCAGTACAACTGTCAATTGGTTCAGTGGTAATGAAGGATGGTCTACCAAGACCTTCAAGAATTGGAATGCAGATTATCAAGCTCGTAATACTGACAATACTGCGAGAACACCTGGTACATATCAGGCAAGGAATACTAACAACACTGCTAGAACTCCTGCTGCGTATCAGCGTCATGATAAAGACTGCAACGCTATATCCGCATAATGGCATCACGCATCCCTACAATGTACGGGAGGTACTACGTTCTCACCCTCGTATGGCGAGGTAGAGAATATGATATCACTGTGTTTAGAAGTAAGTTACAAAAACTTCAAAGACCTCAAGCACAGAAGATAGCACAGAGTGTCTATCCTGGTAGTAGGGTTATTAAATATCATGAATCAGATCCTACTGATGGAACTGTATTCATGACTAATGAATCTTTAGCATCAATCTCTGGTGGTGGAGGAGGTTTAGCAGCAAAGACTGATGGGGGTTCTGCAGGTTTAGCAGCAAAAACAAAAAAGTCATCTAACTGGAAAAAGAAAGGTGGAGGTAAGAAACCTCTTAAACCAAATATTTCAGATGGTCATTGGTCAGCTGATAGTAGTAAACAATCTTTACCACCTGCAGTTGGTGGTATCTTCGGAGAGGATGCACCTCCTGGAAGAGAGAAACAAGTTAAATCTTTAAAAAAGAAAGTCGGAAAAGACAAAGCATACGCATTTGCGTGGGCTCAACACAACAAGAAAAAATAACATACGGACCTATATAATGGATAAGCGAATTGCCGAATTACAATCTGAACTACAAGTCCTCGAAGCATTCGGGGATTCTACTAGATCCAAATTGCTTAGATCTATGCTAGAATATGAGCTCAAGAAATCGGAGGTCCCGAGCCATGACAACAGTTCCAGAAGATCGTCTTGATCCTGATTGGATCGACTATGAAGGTATCATAGGGTATGATCAAGTTGATCATCAATATACTCTACAATTAAACAGACACCTTCATTTCTTTAATACCAAGCAGGAAGCGGAGGAGTGGCTAGCGACCCATTAGTATGGCAGATCAATCAGATTTTTACTTAGGTAACCCCAATCTTAAAAAGGTTGGTACTGAGATACAATTCACTCAAGAACAAATTGAGGAGTATCTTAAGTGCAAGGATGATCCTATCTATTTCACTAGGAACTATATCAAGATCATATCTCTTGATGAAGGTATAGTTCCATTTTCAATGTGGGATTTTCAGGAAGAACTGATTGAAAAATTTCATAACAATAGATTCAATATAGCAAAGTTACCTCGACAGACTGGTAAGTCCACTACGTGTGTGTCTTATCTTCTTCATTATGCTTTGTTTAATGATAATGTTAATATTGGTATTCTTGCAAACAAGTTATCCACTGCTAGGGACTTGCTTGGAAGATTGCAATTAGCATATGAACAATTACCTTTGTGGCTACAACAGGGTATTGTTGTGTACAACAAAGGTAGCATGGAGTTAGAAAATGGATCAAAGATTTTGGCAGCTTCTACATCTGCAAGTGCTGTCCGAGGCATGTCGTTCAATATCATTTTCCTCGACGAGTTCGCCTTTATCCCAAATCATATCGCAGAAGCATTCTTTAGTTCTGTTTATCCTACTATTACGTCTGGTACAAAAACGAAAGTCATCATCATCTCAACTCCATATGGGATGAATCATTTCTACAAACTTTGGGTTGATGCTCAGAAAGGTAGGAATGGATATGCATGGACTGAGGTACATTGGAGTAAAGTGCCTGGTCGAGATGCTAAATGGAAAGAGACAACTATTGCCAATACATCCGAAAGACAGTTCACTCAAGAGTTTGAGTGTGAGTTCTTAGGATCTGTTGACACTTTAATATCGGCTGCTAAACTGAGAACATTAGTTTATGACGACCCAATTGTAAAAAATGCTGGATTAGATGTTTATGAAGATCCTTTGGATGGTCATGATTACATCATATGTGTTGACGTATCTCGTGGTTTATCACAGGATTACTCTGCCTTTGTAGTCATTGATATAACAAAAGCACCATGGTCATTGGTTGCTAAGTATAGGAGTAATGAAGTAAGACCTATGTTATTCCCCAACGTAATGTATAATGTTGGTACAAATTATAATAATGCACATATTCTTATAGAAGTAAATGATATTGGAGAAGCAGTTGCTTCGAGTTTATTTTATGATATTGAGTATGAGAATGTTCTCATGTGTGCTATGCGTGGTAGAGCAGGTCAAATAGTAGGTCAGGGATTCTCAGGTACTAAGACCCAGATGGGTGTCAAGATGAGTAAGACAGTTAAAGCACAAGGGTGCTCTAACTTGAAGCATTTAATAGAAGATGATAAGTTACTTGTTAAGGATTATAACATTGTTGCTGAGTTAACTACCTTCATTCAAAACAAACAATCCTTTGAAGCTGACGAAGGATACAACGACGACCTTGTGATGTGTCTCGTTATATTTGCTTGGTTAGTACAGCAAGAATACTTTAAAGAGATGACGGATCAAGATATCCGTAAAAGAATATATGAAGAGCAGAAGAATCAGATAGAACAGGATATGGCTCCCTTTGGTTTTATCGATGATGGGTTGGAAGATGAACAGATAGTAGATACTGAAGGCAACATTTGGACTGTCGATATGAATGAAAAGGATCCAGAAAACTGGAAGGTAGATGAATATGGAGATAGAAACTTTATGTGGGAGTATCGCTAAATTCACTTTTTTCTAAATAATATTAGACAAAAATTGATTTATCATCAGGAGTAAAACGCATGGCTAGCACGCTCTTATCGCCAGGAGTTGAGATCCAGGAAAGGGATCTGACTATTGGTTCGATTGAGACCGTTGACGTAAACGTAGGAGCTATTGCTGGGGCCTTCACAAAAGGACCAGTACTGACACCGATACGCATATCAACAGAAGCTCAATTAATTGAAACCTTCGGTGAACCCACTGATGCAAACGCAGAAACATGGTGGACTGCTGCAAGTTTCCTATCATACGGTGGAGTAGTGGATGTAGTTAGAGCATCTACTTCAGGACAACTAAGTGCTTCAGACGACAGTACGACTTCTCCATACCTTCTTTCAATTCCAACTAAGGATGTATATGAAGCAACCTATTTCGATGCAGGTAATAATGCATTCAAGTGGGCATCAAGAAATATAGGAACAGAGCAAAACTCTCTGAGAGTTGCAACTATAGATGCTGGTGCTGACATTACTCTAACACTTGACGGTGCATTAGGAACAACAACAGTAGGTACCCAAATAACCACTGCCTCTGCTAGCCCCAACGGTGCTAAATCTGGGTACATTTTCGATTGGGATGCTGCTAATAATAAAGTATCCATAATTACTTCTGACACTTGGATTGCAACTGACCTCATTGAGAACGGTGTTACCGACCTCAACGTCACAGCAAAAGCTCCTTGGTATGATGAGCAAGAAGTCTTCACAGGTCTTAACTGGAGTTCAATCGGTCCTCGTCCTGGAACTTCTCCTTACGTAGCTGCTCGTGGTGGATCTAATGATGAAGTTCATGTAGTAGTATATGACGGAACAGGCGATATCAGCGGAGTTCCAAATACAGTTCTTGAGAAGTTTACTTATTTGTCTAAAGCAAATAACGGTAAGACATCTGAAGGATCTGGTAATTACTATCCACAAGTTTTCCTAGATAAATCCAATTGGGTATACTGGGGATCTCATGAAGCTACTGATCTTTATGATGTAAGTGCTAATCAACTAGCTACTGGTAACATTGCTGGTACTAATAATGCTGGTAATGATAGCACAACTGCATTTGACTTAATCGGTGGAAGATCTTACACCTTGGCAAAAGGTGCTGAATCAGGTGGTGCGACATCTGGAGAAATCATTTCAGCAATGCAAGAGTTTGCTGATCCTGAAACAATCATGATCGATTATCTACTGGCAGGTCCAGGAGATACTGGAAGTAGTGCATCTGCAAAGACTAATACAAAGGCTGTTGCAGCTGCTGCATTAACAATTGCTTCTGCTCGTAAAGATTGTATCGCATTCCTCTCACCATATAGAGGAGATGTTGTTGGAGTAACAAGCTCTGCAACACAAACACAAAACGTAGTTGACTTCTACGATACACTTCAAGCAACATCATTCGGTGTGTTTGACAATACTTGGAAGTATGTCTACGACAGATTTAGTGACAAGTATCGTTACGTTCCCTGCAATGGAGACACAGCAGGATTATGTGCCGCTACTACTGCTAATGGATTGCCTTGGTTCTCACCTGCTGGTTTGAATCGTGGTGCAATCAAGAATGCTGTTAAACTTGCATTCTCACCAACAAGAACAGAGAGAGATAAACTCTATCAGAATAGAATTAACCCAGTTACTTCTCTTCCTGGTCAGGGTATCATCCTGTTCGGAGACAAAACTGCTCTCGCTTCACCATCTGCTTTTGATCGCATTAACGTTCGCCGTCTTTTCAACGTGATAGAGAAGACAATCGGTAACGCTGCGAAGGGGGTTCTTTTTGAACTTAATGACGAGTTCACTCGTAACAACTTTAAGAATGTTGTTGAACCATATCTTAGAGGCATTCAAGCCGAAAGAGGTATCACTGACTTCTTGGTTGTTTGTGATAGTACCAATAATACTGGTGCAATCATTGACGCTAACGAGTTTAAGGCTGATTTCTACATCAAGCCAGCACGCTCGATCAACTTTATCACATTGACCTTTATCGCTACCCGTACTGGTGTTAGCTTTGAAGAAGTCGTCCCCAAACGCTAAATTAATTAAGGAGTATTAAAAGAAAATGGCTGAAGCAACCAAACTAGGGCTACTAAGTTTTCAGGAAGCTATAAGAGGTGGTGTTCGCCCTAACCTCTTTTCAGTTACACATGGTTGGCCTGGTGGAGTTACAGCACCTGTAATTAGAGGTGCTGATTCCGATCCAGTACAATTTATGTGTAAGTCTGCTGCATTACCTGCAACTAATGTTGGAACAGTTGAACTTCCTTTCCGTGGTCGTGTCGTAAAAGTTCCTGGTGACAGAACTTACGAGACATGGACTGGAACATTCTACAACGATGATGCATTTAAGATGCGTGCCGCTTATGAGAAGTGGATCTCATTAACAAATGCTGTAGATGCTAACCTAGCAGAAGCAGACATCGCTGCAACATTCCAAAAGATTACTGTTTCACAACTTGATAAGTTCAGCAGTGCGGATGCACTAAAAGTCATTCGTTCCTATGATTTGATAGGAGCATGGCCTGTAAGTGTTTCTCAAATTTCTGTTGCATATGACAACAACGATTCTTATGAAGAATTTGATGTTGAGTTTGCATATCAATACCACGTCACTAAGGATGGTGATGGAGTTAATTTAGTTTCCGCTGAAACAGACCCTGGTTAAGCGACTAAATAGTAGGTAAGCAGAAACCAAAAATATTATGGCAGAGTTATTCGGTTTCTCGTTTAAGAAGAAGGTTCAGGAGAAGGACAGAGCTCCTTCTCCAATTGCCCCTTCAAGCGAGGACGGCGCAACCAGTTTTATTGCGGGTGGTTACTATGGTCAGTATCTTGATCTAGACGGTAACTTCAAGACCGAGTACGATATGGTGAAAAAATATCGTGAGATGGCGATGCATCCTGAAGTGGATTCAGCTATCGAAGATATTATCCATGAAGCAATCGTTGCTGACAAGAACGATAGTCCTGTACAAGTTAACTTAGATAACCTCGAAGTTAGCGAAAGTGTTAAGGGGATGATTCGTACAGAGTTTGATTATATTAAAAACTTATTTGCATTTGATAGTAAAGCCCATGAGATGTTCCGTAGATGGTACATTGATGGGCGTTTATATTATCATAAGGTAATCAATTTAGATGCACCCCAAGATGGTATTCTTGAGGTTCGTTATGTTGATCCTTCAAAGATTAAGAAAGTAAGGCAGATTAATAAACCTAAAACTGCAGATGAATTTATGAAGTATGACTTTGGTAAGTCAGAAGAATACTTCATATACAATCCTAAAGGGTTGAATAACACATCTGCTAATAGTGGAATCAAGATTGCAAAGGATGCAATAACCTATATTACTTCTGGTATCATGGATACCAATAGAAATATTGTATTATCTTATTTGCACAAAGGTATCAAAGTACTCAATCAACTTAGAATGATTGAAGATTCTTTGGTCATCTATCGTATATCTCGTGCACCAGAGCGTAGAATATTTTATATTGACGTAGGTAATCTTCCGAAAGTTAAAGCGGAACAGTACCTTCGTGAAGTTATGGGTAGGTATCGTAACAAATTAGTATACGATGCTGCTACTGGTGAGATCAGAGATGATCGTAAATACATGTCTATGATGGAAGATTTCTGGTTACCTCGCCGTGAAGGTGGTAGAGGAACGGAAATTACCACACTTCCAGGGGGTCAAAACCTTGGAGAGCTTACAGACGTGCAATATTTCCAAACAAAACTTTACAAAGCGTTAAATGTTCCTGCTGGTAGATTAGATTCTCAGACATCATTTAACCTTGGTAGATCTTCAGAAATCACTAGAGATGAACTGAAGTTCACTAAGTTTGTAGGAAAACTCCGCAAGAAGTTTAGTGATATCTTCCAAGATACTCTAAAGACTCAACTCATTCTTAAGGGTGTTATTACTCCTGAAGATTGGGAAGACATGAAGGAGCATATTCAATATGACTATCTCTATGATAATCATTTCACGGAACTTAAAAATCTTGAGATGATGAATGAGAAATTAAATGTCATTGCTGCTATGGATCCTTTTGTTGGTAAGTACTTCTCTACGGAATATATCCGTACTCAGATTCTTGGTCAGACTGAAACTGAGATAGAAGAAATAGATGGAGAGATGGCTGATGATATCAAGAATGGACTTGCATTGGCACCTTCAGATCTACTTGCAATGGACGTTCAGAGCATGGAAACCGACCAGGCTAGCGCGGAACAAGACATAGAATTGAAGAAGGCTCAGACCAAGCAAGCACTCAAACCCGCGCCTCAAAAAGCAAACGGTAATAAATAAATCTTAGACAACGTTACATTATGGCTACACAAGAACGAGAAATCGTTGATTTACTTTGGGACGGAGGGCAGGATGCTGCTGCTCTGGACAAACTCAAAGACATGTTGCAGGTAAAGGCGGCCGCGTCCGTTGATGCCAGCAAATTGGATATTGCTAATCGCATGTTCCCGCATGTTCCTGATGAAGGTAATGTGAATTCTAGGGAAACAGGTCTACCACCAGAAGGTGAAGCTTCACCAGAGGAAATGGCAGATGTGATTAACCGCAATCCAGATGACAACGAAGCAAAGGAAAACGATGATGAAACTGATCACGGAACAAATTGAACCTGTAGAAGTTCTTACCGAAGACAAAGACGGTAAGAAGGATACCTACATTAAGGGTGTGTTTTTACAGACCGAGATCACCAATCGCAATGGTCGTATGTATAAGTACGATACCATGGCTCGTGAGGTAAACAAGTACAATGAGGAGTTCATCCAACGCGGAAGAGCACTCGGAGAACTTGGTCATCCTGAAGGTCCAACAATTAATTTGGATCGCGTTTCCCATAAGATCGTTGAACTTACTCCTGAAGGTAAAAACTTCGTGGGTAAGGCAAAGTTGTTAGAAACCCCAATGGGTAAGATCGCAAAGAACTTGCTTGAGGAAGGGGTACAACTTGGTGTTTCTTCTAGAGGTTTAGGCTCTCTTAAAAAAGAGGGTGCTACATCTGTAGTCGCCGACGACTTTATCCTATCTACAGCAGCAGATATAGTTGCTGACCCTTCTGCACCTGATGCTTTTGTTGAAGGTATCTATGAAGGTAAAGAGTGGACTTTAGTTGATGGTAAGATTAAAGAAGCACAATTAGAAGCTGTCAAGGAATCCCTTGATAACGCTCCCTCATCGCAAGAACTTGCTGAGAGAAAGCTCCGCGCTTTCAATCAACTTCTCAGAAGTCTGTGATTTATAAATAAATTATAGAAATTACCCCGTCTAATTATCCAGTAAGGAGTTACTTAAATGTCAAGTATTGATGAAAAATTTCAGAAGGTGATTGCCGAAAGCAAAGCTCCAGCTGAAAAAATCGAGGAAGATGCCGCAGTCGGCGATGCAGCCATCAAGAAAGGCGCAGTACCTCAACAGAAATCCGACCTAAAAAACGATGCTATCGAAGTAGGTGGAAGCACAAAAGAGAAGCCAGAAGGACCAGAAAATGTTGGTGCTAAAGCGGCTGCTCCTGTAGGTGCAACAAAAGATTCTACAATTCAAACAAAGCCAAGTGGTGCTTCACCTAGTCTTCCAGGTGGACTTTCCGCTAAGATCTTTGATGATGTAGAAAAGGAAGGAGACACAATCTCCGAAACAGAAGTCAAAGAAGACATCAGTGCAATTCTTGCAGGTGCCGATCTTGACGAAGAATTCCAAAAGAAAGCAACGACTGTATTTGAAGCTGCTGTACACGCAAAGGTACAAGAGCAAGTCGCTGGACTTAAGGAAACCGCAGAGACCAGAATTGGTGAAGAACTCGAAAAGATCAAAGAAGAGTTCGCTGGTCGCGTAGAGAATTTCCTACAGTATGCCACTGAGGAATGGATGTCCGAGAACGAACTCGCTATCGAGAAAGGACTCCGTTCAGAAGTAACAGAGGCATTCATGGATGGATTAAAGAAATTGTTCATTGAAAGCAACATCAATCTTCCAGATGAGAAGCTTGATGCAGTCGCTGATATGAGCGAGAAACTTGATGAAATGGAGACCCGTCTTAACGAACAAGTTGAGAAGAACGTCGGACTGCATGAGAAGGTATCTACCTATCGTAAGAATGAGATTTTGACAGAACTATCCAGAGGACTTGCAGAAGTTCAGAAGGACAAGTTTACCTCTCTAGCCGAAGCAGTCGAGTTCAAATCAGAAGAGACGTATCGTGAAAAGCTTGGACAAATCAAAGAGAGTTACTTTGGTGCTAAGACACCTGAAGTAGCAGAAGAAATCTCTACTGAAGAGCCACAAGCAAAAGTTGAAAAGCAACTTAGTGAATCAATGACATCTTATGTCGCTGAATTAGCTAAGAGACTTTAAAAACTGTAAACCCAAAAAACAAATTCGGAGTATCTAGCATGTTTAATGCAGAACAACTCCAAGAGAAGTGGGCACCAGTACTTAACCATGATGGTCTTCCTGAAATTAAGGACAACTATCGTAAGTCGGTAACCGCCATCCTCTTGGAGAACCAAGAGAAGGCACTACAAGAAGAACGTGCCGTTCTTACAGAGGCACCAACAAACGTTGGTCCTATCAACACTCAGACAACAGGTTCTGGTGCTGTATATGGTTTCGACCCTATCCTCATCAGCTTGATCCGTCGTGCTATGCCTAAGCTAATTGCTTATGACATCGCTGGCGTTCAGCCTATGTCAGGTCCAACTGGACTTATTTTCGCAATGCGTTCTCGTTACACCAATCAGGCTGGTAACGAAGCATTCTTCAATGAGCCAGATGCACAGTTCTCTGGTACTAAGGGTGGAACACCTCCTACAGCTACCACTGAGAAAAACCCAGGTCTTATCAACGACGCAACTGGTGGTGGTACAACATCCACTAACTATGACCTTGCTTCTAGCAAGTTCTCTACTGGCGATCTTGAAGGACTAGGCGATGGTACAGCTGGTAATGCCTTCATGGAGATGGCATTTAGCATAGACCGTATTGCTGTAGAAGCAAAAGGTCGTGCGCTAAGAGCTGACTACTCAGTTGAACTTGCTCAAGACTTGAAAGCAATCCACGGATTAGATGCCGAGTCTGAACTAGCAAACATTCTTTCAACAGAGATCCTTGCTGAAATCAACCGTGAAGTTGTACGTACTGTTTACCGTGGTGCTAAGCCAGGTGCTCAGGCAAACGTAGCAAACCAAGGTGTATTCGACCTTGACGTTGACAGTAATGGTAGATGGTCTGTTGAGAAATTCAAAGGTCTACTCTTCCAAATCGAAAGAGACGCTAACGCAATCGCGCAGGAAACTCGTCGCGGGAAGGGCAACGTTATCATCACATCTGCTGATGTAGCTTCTGCTCTTGCTATGTCTGGTATCCTTGACTACGATTCAGGTATCACTGGTGCTACTGGTGGACTTGGCGAAGTTGATGACACAGGCAACACTTTCGTTGGAACACTCAACGGACGCTTCAAGGTCTACATTGACCCATATTCTGCAAACGTAAGTTCTGATCAGTACTACGTTGTAGGTTATAAAGGATCCAACGCATACGATGCTGGATTATTCTACTGTCCTTATGTACCTCTCCAGATGTACAGAGCGATTGGTCAGGATTCATTCCAACCACGTATCGGGTTTAAAACTCGTTACGGAATGGTTCTTAACCCATTTGCTAAGGGACTTGCTGCTCTATCTGATTCAGATCCACAGGCAGCTGGTAACCTCAACGCTAACGCTTACTACAGAAGAGTTAAAGTTGCAAACCTCATGTAATCCACGGGATATACATACTTTCAAAGAGACCCTACGGGGTCTCTTTTTTTGTCTAGGTATAATCTCGTAGGCATTTCTTTTTGTTAAAATGTATCGGTAAATACGGTTAGTATTTGCATACATAATAGTAGAATTGGAGAACAAGATGAAACCAAATGGTTTTATTATGAAGTTCAATTTAAGGAGGTGCACATGCACAACATAGTCTCACAAAATCAACTAGGCAGTTGGAATCGTATCGATAGTAGTATGACAACTTTAAGCGAAAACGACGCTGATATAAATTTGATCGATGATTATTTTGAGTGTCTTATAGAGTGTGAAGACTTACCAGCATCATGCAAATCAATGTGTAAAAACGTATTCGATTAGAACCATGCACTGAAAACTTTTAGTTTGAGGGGGTCGAAAGACCCTCTTTTTTTATGTCTCTAAATAATACGGAGACCTGCGTGAACTAATGGCTTACGATCAATCCCTATTCTCTCCTGCTAACAAAAACTTTTTATCTCCCGTAGGTTTTAAATTTGTTATTGGTAGGACACCTAATGTAGATTACTTTTGTCAATCGGCTTCTATACCTGAAGTTAGTATTGGTGTAAGGGACATACAGACACCAATAAAGGACTATTCAATTCCTGGTGATAAGATGACGTTTGGAGATTTGCAATTAAGTTTCCTAGTTAATGAAGATCTTGATAACTATTATGAAATCTACAAATGGTTGAAGGGACTTACTACCCCTAAAGAGCAGCAAGAGTTTTATGATTATATTAATACAGTTGATGAGAAAGGTAGGATAGGTAAATTTAAGAAAACAATGAGTGATGCTCGTTTATTGATTCTGAATAGTAACTATAATACAATCTCTGCTATTAACTTCTTTAATATATTTCCAACAAGTTTAACCACTTTAGAGTTTGATGCATCTGCAACTGACATCAATTACTTTACAGCTCAGGTTAACTTCAAGTATACACTCTACGAGATAACTGATAAAGACGGACTTAAAGTATGAACCTAGACACTTTGAATGACATGTGGGAGAAAGACTCACAACTAAATGATGAAAAATTAGATCATGACAGTTTAGAGATCCCCAGATTACATGCTAAATATTTAAGACTTTACAACAACTTCATTGTCCTTCGGGATCAAGGTGAGTTGGATTGTAAACGTACCTACCGAGAGAGGTGGGAGTACTATACGGGTAAAGCGGAGAAACCTTTTCACCTTAAACTCATCAAGACAGATGTTCCAATCTATCTGGAATCTGATGAAGAATATTCTAAATCCGTTCTTAAGCTAAAGTACTATAACCAAATGGTCGAGGCATTGAAAGCAATTCTACAAGCGATCAATAACCGTTCATTCTATATTAAAAATGCAATTGAGTTTGCTAAGTTCCTGAAAGGTTATGAAATCTAATGTTATTATACAGAAGAAGAACGAAGTCTATCTAACAATTGAATGTGAACCTCATGTAGGTCACGAGCTAGCAGACGAGTTTACTTTTGAAGTGCCTCAAGCCAAGTTCATGTCAGCGTACAAGAAGAGGTTTTGGGATGGGAAAATTAAATTATTCTCCCCAGGTACAGGCGAGATTTATGTTGGTCTTCTCCCTTATATTATTGCGTTTTGCGAGCAAAGGGGGTATGAAGTCATCCATAGGGACAACGAATTTTACGGACTTCCATCGCAAGTGGATGAGTTCATTACGCCCCAAGGGATCGGAGACTTCGTAAAATCACTGAACCTGCCGTTTAAAGTTAGAGACTATCAGTACAAAGGTATATACGAAGCGTTAAGACATAAACGAAAGTTACTCTTATCACCTACAGGTTCTGGTAAGTCTTTAATGATATATGCTCTCGCACGTTTTTGGGAGAGAAAGAATATAAGAACACTAATAGTTGTTCCAACTACATCTCTCGTTGAGCAGATGTATAAAGATTTTCAAAAGTATGGTTGGGATTCAAACCACCATTGTCATAAGGTATATGCAGGTACTGATCCTAGATCAGATAAGGATGTTATTATTACTACATGGCAATCAGTATACAAATTACCTAAAGTTTATTTTGAAAGATTTGGTGCTATAATAGGAGATGAAGCTCATCTTTTTAAAGCAAAATCTCTGACTAGTATAATGAATAAGCTTTACGATTGTAAGTACCGTGTGGGGTTCACAGGCACCTTAGACGGCACACAAACGAACCGTCTGGTATTAGAGGGTGTATTTGGTACTGTTGATAAAGTTACTAGAACAGAGAAGTTAATTAAAGAAGGACACCTTTCTGAATTTGAAATCAAAGTTTTAATCCTTAATCATGATGATAAAGAGTTTGATTCATATCAACAGGAAATGGATTACCTTGTAGAGCATGAAGGAAGGAATAAGTTTATACGTAACCTAGTTTCTCAGTTAGATGGTAACACACTCGTCTTGTTCAACTACGTTGAACGGCATGGTATGCCTTTATTTGAATTAATAAATAATAAGGTAGGGAAAGACCGTCAGGTTTTTTTAGTCCATGGAGGAGTAGAAGTTGAAGATCGAGAAAACGCAAGAGAGATTGCAGAAACAACAAAGGATTCTATCATTGTTGCCAGCTATGGGACTTTTAGTACTGGTATCAACATTAGGAATCTTAACAACGTCGTGTTCGCAAGCCCCTCAAAGTCCAGAATTAGAAATCTACAATCCATTGGAAGAGTCCTCAGACGAGGTTTAGACAATCGTAAAGCAGTTCTGTACGACATCGCAGATAACATCTCTAAAGGATCTAAAAGAAACTATACCTTGAATCATCTTGTTGAACGTGTGAAGATATACAATGAAGAAAATTTTGATTATGAATTTATTGATGTCCGAATTAAATAAAACAATGGAAGAAAAAGCAGACTTTCTCGCCGCATTAAAATTAGTATCTGGGGAAGAGATTCTATCTGTAGTATCCCATGTACGTGATGAGAACGGAGATTATCTAATAGTAGAAAATCCCATCCAGATTGAAGAGGTAACTCTACCCAACAAAGCACAAGGTGCTAAGGTTTCGCCGTGGATGAAATTTTCTAAAGAAGAAGAATTTATTATACCTAAAGATAAAATTATTACTATCGTTGAAGTAGATACTGAAGTTCAAATATTTTATGCAATGTCTCTAAGAAGACTTAATGGTGATACTATTACAGATGCTAAAGGTAGAATAGCTACAGTTGAAGAGGCTCGTATTAACCTAGACAAGCTATTTAATATATAACCCTTTCTGAACTCGCACACTCATATTCTACAGACGGAATTACGGTTTGTCAAGCCCCCCTTGACTTTTGTATCATTTTTGTATAAAATATATGTACTCACCCATACAAATATATGGCAGTTAGAAAGAAAGTAGTTAGTGAGCATTATGTAAATAACAAAGAATTCCTTGAGGCACTTGTTATTTTTAAAAAAGCATGTGCTGAAGCGAAGGAAGCGGGTGAACCCCGACCACCCATCAGCAATTATATTGGGGAATGTTTTTTAAAGATTGCTACACATTTATCATACAAACCAAACTTTGTCAACTACATGTTCCGAGAGGACATGATATGTGATGGCATTGAGAATTGTGTACAATACATACAGAATTTTAATCCAGCAAAGTCAAACAATCCCTTTGCATATTTTACTCAGATTATATACTACGCATTCCTTAGAAGGATTCAGAAAGAGAAGCGTCAGTTAGAAATTAAGAATAAGATTCTAACTAAGTCAGGATATGATCAGGTCTTCCACACTGATGACAAGACAGGACATTCAGACTATAATACAATTAAGGAGAACGTTGAAATCAAGATCAAGTGACATATCCTATTACGATTGTTGATGATTTCTTTGAGGATCCAGATGAAGTTGTAAAGATAGCTCAGTCTCTTAAGTGGTATAAGCCTGATATAGGAAACTGGCCAGGCGAGAGAACAAAGCAACTTCATCTTGAGACACCTAGGTTATTCGATTATTTTGGTGAAAGAATTCATTGGTTATTCCATGATGAAGTACCAGAGTATTGGAAATTACAATGTCATTTTCAAAAGATAAAACCATTTGGAGATGACCAATGGGATAAGAGAAATCAAGGTTGGATCCATCAAGATGTTGACACATGGTTTGGTGGTGTAGTATACTTGTCAAAGGATCCAAGTCCTAATTCGGGTACGTCCATCTATAAGGTTAAGAATGGATATTCTTTACAGTATAGAGAAGAGATGAAACAGAAGGAGGATTTATATCTTGGTAAGGATCTTGATATAGATAAGTACAATGAAGCCTTTGATTCTATGAGTAAACAGTATGTTGAAACATGTTCTGTAGAGAACGTCTATAATAGATTTGTGTTATTCAACAACAGGACACATCATGGAGTTAAAACTTTTGGTACTAAGGAAAGACTAACATTAAACTTTTTTGGTATGGAGATCACAGGTAAGAAACCACCATTAGTTCGTGCAAGATGATGGCAATTGAAGATGACATTAAAATCACTATCAACCTTAATAAGTTGGTAACGATAAGAGCAAAACTCTTGACACAGTATGATGATTATTCAGAGAAAGTATCTAAAGGTGAGTATCTTGATGAGAATGATGTTGATAGAATTGCATCCAAGTTAAGAGATACATTAACATGGGATACATTATTTCAGATGGTAGATGATGCTCTTTTAGAATACTTAGATATAAAAGAAACTCATTATGGTGAGATACAACCTGAACCTGGACGTGAAGCATACCTTAATCAGATAGAAAAGAATAGGAAACAATTTGAGATGGTTGATCTAGTATCACCAGCATGGACAATTAAAGTACCTAGAAGAATTAAATGAAGATAGCAATAATAACAGACCAGCACTTCGGTGCTAGGAAGTCTAGTCGTATCTTTCATGAGTTCTTTAAGAAGTTTTATGATAATGTATTCTTTCCTACCCTAAAAAAACGCGGGATCGATATTGTATTGGATCTTGGAGATACCTTTGACAACCGTAGGAATTTAGATCTTTGGTCTGCTCAGTGGGGTAAAGATAATTACTTTACTAAGTTAAAGGAGATGGGTGTCACAATACATTCTTTAGTTGGAAACCATACAGCATATTTTAAAGATACTAATAAAGTCAATACACTTCAGAGTGTACTAAGCGAGTATAATAATATACACATATATGAAGAGGCTACTGAAGTTATGATAGGTGGACTACCTATCTTATTCATACCTTGGATTAACTCAGAGAATAATGATAAGACCTATGCTCTCATTGAAGAATCAGATTGCCCTATAGCAATGGGTCACTTAGAACTCAATGGATTTGAAGCACATAGAGGATATATCATGGATCATGGCCATGCTACTTCTCCTTATAAGAAATTTGAAAAGGTATTCTCAGGACATTATCATCAGAAAAGTACTAGAGAGAATATAACATACTTGGGTAATCCCTATCAAATCTATTGGAATGATTATAATTCTAAACGTGGGTTCCATATATTTGATACAAATTCTATGAACTTGGAGTTTATACCGAACCCCTATGAGATTTATAGCAAGATATATTACAATGAAGAACAGTTAAATAGTACTAGATTTGATTATGGTAAGTATACTAACAACTTTATAAAAGTTATAGTAGAAAAGAAAACTGATTCAGATAAATTTGAATTCTTTATCAGTCAACTATACGCTGCTGGTGTACATGATATTAAAATAATTGAGGATCCTTCCTTTGAGCAAGACTTGAATGAAGAGATTGATATTGATAAAGAAGATACTCTCACCATACTTGAAAGGTATGTGGATGATATGGAACACTCAGATAAACCTGCACTTAAAACTATTTTAAAATCTCTTTATGTTGAAGCGTTGGAGATGGTATAATGCACATTCTAGCCATAAAAGGAAAAGAGAATGAAGGTGCTTATGCAGTCAATGGCAATCAAGGAAAGCAATTAGTATATATGTTCCTTGACAAAGACGACGCAATACGCTATGCTGGACTTCTGGAAGCTGATGACTTTCCAGACATGTCAGTGGTAGAGGTTGACGATCGAGAGATCATCCATGCTTGCGTAACACACGGTCATGAATATTATGTTGTCACTCCTGATGATATAGTAGTACCGCCTAGAGAATAGTTTTTGTCGAATGATTCTTTTTAAGTCTGTCAGATGGAAGAATTTTCTTTCAACTGGTAATGTTTTTAGTGAGATAAGACTTGATGCAAGTCCTGCTACCCTGATAGTTGGTACAAACGGTGCTGGTAAATCCACATTCTTGGATGCCATGTGCTTTGCTTTGTTCAACAAACCCTTTCGTAAGATAACAAAAGGCCAATTGGTCAATGCTGTCAACGAGAGGGATCTGCTTGTTGAGATAGAATTTAGTATTGGTTCTCGTGACTATATGATACGCAGAGGTGCAAAGCCTAATGTGTTTGAAATCTATCTTAATGGTGAGATGCTTAATCAAGAAGCATCTGCACAAGAGCAGCAAAAACATCTGGAGCAAAGTGTACTGAGGTTGAATTATAAATCATTTACTCAGGTGGTGATCTTAGGATCATCATGCTTTGTTCCATTCATGCAACTTACACCCCCTAACCGTAGAGAAGTTATTGAAGATCTTTTAGATATTCGTATCTTCTCTACCATGAATACTCTTCTTAAAGAAAAGGTTAAAGGAGTTAAAGAAACTCTTAGGGAATGTGATTATCAATATGAATTGGTAAAGCAGAAGGTTGAGATGCAGCAAAGGTTTATTTCTGATCTTAAAGAACAATCATCTGCAAATAATGCTAGACGTAAAAAAGATATAGAATCATTAGAGGATGAAATAACTTTTCTTATGACTGATGTTGCAGAAGGATTGGAGGTTTCTGCATCTCATGATAAGAGCCTAGATAGTTATGGGAATGTAGAAGATGAATTGGCACAACTTCGTTTATATGAATCGAGGTTTGTTGATAAGAAGAAAGCATTCAAAAAAGAGTTTAAGTTTTTTGATAAGAATGATAGTTGTCCGACTTGCAAGTCCATCATCACCGAAGACGTTAGAGCTGATAAGAAAGCTGAAATTACTGCGTCTATAGATGAGATTGATAAGGCATCAATTACATTACAGAAAAAATTAGAAAGTATTCTCCAACAAGTATCTGATAAGCAGATTGTATTATCAGATCTTATGCAAGTACAACAGAAGATCAGTGCTTGTAATAAGGAGATACAGTGGAAGAAGAAAGAGATTAAAAAGATAGAGGATAAGATAAATTCTGCTGACACTAATAACCTTAGTAGAGAGAAGGAGAAGTTACAAGAGTTAGCAAGTGTTGGTATGAAAGTGGAGAATGAATTATCCACTAATAGAAAGACCCGTGATAACTATGATACTGTAACAAACATGTTACGTGATACTGGTATCAAATCAGTTATCATTAAAAAGTTTTTACCTGTTATGAATCAATTGATTAATAGGTATCTTAAGGAACTAGATTTCTATGTTTCTTTTGATCTTGATGAGAATTTTGAGGAGACTATCAAGTCAAGGTTCAGGGATGAGTTTTCATATGCATCCTTCTCTGAAGGAGAGAAGATGAGAATTGATCTGGCACTCCTGTTTACATGGAGAACTATTGCTAAGATGAAGAACAGTGCCAATACTAATCTATTGATACTGGATGAGATCTTTGATAGTAGTCTTGATGTATCAGGTACTGATGACTTTTTGAAGATCTTACATACTGTCTCTGACAATACTAATGTATTTGTTATATCCCATAAGACAGAATCACTTCAAGATAAATTTGCTTCCACTTTAGTTGTAGAAAAGAAACAAAACTTCTCTGTAATTACTAAGGAAGAATAAATATTCACCAAACCCTTTAAACATATGACATATTCAGGCGGCATAGACGGAAACTTCGTTCCACACGGAGGTTCAGGTACAGGATCAGCAATTCCTGGTATTGATATATCTGATGGTGGTCCTGGATTGTATCCAGAAACAACCACTGTACCAACAGGTGACATTACTATTAATACAGGTAGTCACGATCATGATGAGATACAAGCAAAGTTGGATGAGATCAATGCTAAACTAGAACATGTTCTAGAGCATCTGCATCAACCTATCACAGGGACAGTTCATCTAGAATGTCCACCTAAAACACCAGCAGGTCAGACATGATAATAAATATTTCTCTGGTGCTACTTGACACACTGTTGACAGGTGGTGTATTATGGTATGTAATTGCTCGTACCCTATGACCACAAGGACACATGTAATCGAGAAGAAGAACCCTCAGCACAACCAAGAATGGTCGTGGGAGGAAACACCTGACCTGCTAACCGCATTGGAGAAACTCAATGAAAGTTCCGAATTGGCAGCATCACTCAAAGAAGGATGCCAAACGAAAACTAAAACCCCAAGCGTTGCGGCAAGCGAGAGCTAGACGCAACCAGTTGATAAAGTGTCTACTCAAGACCTCTTCCCCACGGAAGGGGTCTTATAATGTGTACATACATAAGGAACCCAATGAACCTCGTAAAAGAATCACTTGCTAAACTTCTTGCTCAGGAAGATCTGATTGTAGAACATCGTCAGGTTGAAACTGCACAGTTTGATGTAGAGCGTAGAGTACTGACCCTTCCAATATGGAAGCACGCTGAGGCTACTGTAATTGATTCTCTCATTGCTCATGAGGTTGGTCATGCTCTCTTTACTCCTAATGAGGATCCCCCAAAAGATGTTCCTCATCATTTTATTAACATCACAGAGGATGTAAGAATTGAGAAGTTAATGAAGCGTAGGTACGCTGGTATCCCTAAGACATTCTATAATGGATACAAGGTTCTTCATGATGAGGATTTCTTTCAACTTGATGGTGTTAATCTTTGTGATCTTAATCTTGGAGATAGAATAAATTTAGAATTTAAGATTGGTAATTATACTGATATTCCTTTCCAAGAAGGAGAGCAAGTATATATTGATAAGGCAAATAAGATAGAAACTTTTGAACAGGCATGTGATCTTGCTAGAGAAATCCATGCATATTGTCAGCAAGAATTGGAAAAGAAGCAGAAGGAAGAAGCAGAAGCAAAGGGTGTTCAGCAAGAGTTACCTTTAGAGGGTGGTGAAGGTCAAGGTCAAGGTGAACAAGAGGAGAAATCTGAAGCACCAATACCAGCACCAGCACAACCAGAAGCAAAGAATGAAGTAGAAGAACATCTTGAAGATCATCTTGAACAGCAGGAAGGTAAGCAAGGTGGTTCTGGTGATGGCGAAGCAGGTCGTAATGATGGATCACCAGTAGAGACTGAAGTTAAGTGTCGTACTGTTGATAGTCTTGATAAAGCATTAAGAAATATAACTGATAGGAGTGGGGATGAGATTACTTATATTGAACTTCCTAAGACAACAAATTCTATTGTACCATTTGATGAAACATATCAAATACTAGATAGTTTCTATAGTGCAAAAGAAGGTCTTGTGAACCAGCAGGATTATTCTGATGACTATGAGTTGATTCTCGCTAGACAGTACACAAGAAATTTGAAGGACATTGATGAAAGTTACAGAAAGTTCAAATCCTCAAACACTAAGGAAGTCAATTACTTGGTTAAGGAGTTTGAGTGTAAGAAAGCAGCTGACGGTTATGCTCGTACTACTGTTAATCGCACTGGGGTTCTCGATACAACGAAGCTTCACACTTACAAATATAACGAAGATCTTTTCAGAAAAGTAAGTACTGTTGCTGATGCAAAGAACCATGGATTGATCTTTAATATAGATTGGTCAGGTTCAATGCATCAATGTATTGAAGCAACTATGAAGCAGGTACTTACATTAGTATCATTCTGCCGTAAGGTTGGAATTGCTTATGATGTTTATCTCTTCAGTGATTCATATCAAAGGCAAGAGAGTTATGTAGATCAGGACTGGGGACTTGAGGGTAAGGTTCTTTGCAGAAACTTCAATATGGTTAATGTTTTAACTAGTAAAAGTAACAATCGTCAGCATGAACGACAGGCAAAGAATTTATTCCGTGTAGTAAATGCATTCCATGGTTATAATGCAGGTGCACCACATCAATTCTCATTGGGTGGAACTCCATTGAATGAAGCAATGGTTGCTATGAATGAAATCATTCCTCAGTTCAAAAAGAGAACAGGTGTTCAGAAGCTTCATGTTATTAACTTAACTGATGGTGAAGGATATCCTATTGGTTATGCTAAGAGAGTTAAGAAGTACCATGAAGATGGTGAAATGATAATCAATGGTCATGTTTCTATAAATGATGTTTTGCGTGATCGTCAGACTGGTCATACTCATAAGTTCACTTGTTCTCGTGATATGACTGGAACATTCGTTGAACAACTTAGAACTCGTTTCCCTGAGTGTGAGTTTATGAACATCCGTCTTATTGGTAAGAATGATTGGAGAATGTTTAAGCGTCAGTGCTTAGGTTATGATTATGATGCATGGGAAAGAGCAGATTCTGAGTGGAAGAAAACAAGATCTTTCATATGCACTAGTTCTTATTACACAGTACAGTATGCACTTCATGTTGGTGCCCTTGATGCTGATACTGAGTTTGAAGTTGCAGAGGATGCAAATAAGACCCAGATTAAGAGAGCATTTGCTAAGTCACTTAAGTCTAAGGCTATGAATAAGAAGATCTTATCTTCATTCATTGAGAGAATAGCATGATGTTAAGAGATCTTAACATTTAATTGACATTGTATTGCCATTTGATATATACTGTTGATTGAGGAAAATTGAAATCCTTACGGATTTCTTTTTTTCTACATCACCACGTTTCGCTAAGTCGTGCAACATCGATAGAAACGCTAAATTCACATAAGGAGAAAATCCCATGGCTACAATTACTAAGCCGCTAACTGCGGTTGTCAATGTCTTATCCGTCGCATTAGGATACATTGCAAACAAAATTATTCCACAAGGAATAAGAAAAGTATTTACGAACGAAGGACCAGATGGTCCCTTCATCCCAGTTACATATATTCCACTTAAGGATCTGACAGTTGATCCTAAGTATCAGAGATTAATAAACACCACATTCATAAGAAAAGCACAGGAGTTTAAACCTGAGTTTGTAAAACCCCTATCAGTCTTTAAGAGACCTGATGGGACTTTAGTTGTGGTTGATGGTCAACACACTTCAGTTCTTGCAGCGACTTACGTTCAAGATCCTGAATCATTTAAACTACCTTGTCAGGTACAGGTACATCCATCTCATTACACTATCGATCAGTGTGAGAAGGCAGAAGCAAAGTACTTTAAAGAGTTTAATACTCTTAGGAACAAAGTAAGTTCAGTTGCTAAGTTGCGTGCTGATGTTGCTCAAGGTGCAGAGTATGCACTAGATCTTGAGGAAAAGTTCAAGTCACTCAATATTCATGTTGAACTTATTGGTGCCCCTGATGATGGTACAAATCGTGTACAAGGTTATGATAAACTGAGAGTTGCTCTTGGTAAGTATGGTACTACTTTTGTCAGAAAGGCAATTGAAACATACAAGGGTCATAATAGAGACGCTTCAAAACTATGTAAGTGGTCTAAACCACTTAACGGTGGATTTATTTTCGGTCTTGCCGCAGCATATAGTTTCCTTGATAGTATCTCGGTTACGAATAGTGGAGATAGGTATGAGAACTTTAATACGTTCCTTAATACTTCTATCAAACATTATCCGATTGAGGATTTTACCACCAACTCTGCTGGTCCTATTCAAGACATCTTAATCCTTCAGGAAATTGTTAAGGTTTATCGTGTACTGACACCTGGTTTTGGTTGGGCAACCATAGGTGACAAAACTTGGGATGATTGGAGAACCGATACAGGTATCCACGGTAAGTCTGCCAAGAAAGATAAACTGGAAGAAACAGAAGAAGATTAAACCAATCAACAAACTGTCACACACCCCCTTAACAGGGGGTTTTTTATTGCTATACTACGTACATACACAAATCATTTAATCATTATGCCTTTCGAGAGAAAACTATCCGTCAACTTCGTTGATGAATTACGTGAAGAATTTGGTAATGAGATAGATGCCTCTCATGTAAAGAAGTTTGCTACTTCTCGTGGGGCAGCATATCCTACAGTAGCACGCAAGTTGAAGCAGTATCAGGTTAAGCGTGGATCATGGAACCTTACCGTACAAGAAGGACGTGAGATCCTAGAGAAGTCAATTGCTCAACCAACTGTTCTACCTAATGTAGAGCAAGATTTGATTCCACAACTTGATGATACTTTTGTTAAGTTTGGAAATTTCAATGATGTTAAGAAGATCATTCAATCTAACTTGTTCTACCCTACATTCATTACTGGATTGTCAGGTAATGGTAAGACCTTCTCTGTAGAGCAAGCATGTGCTCAAGCAAAGAGAGAACTTATCCGTGTAAACATTACTATCGAAACAGATGAAGATGATCTCATTGGCGGCTTCCGTCTTGTTGACGGCGCAACCGTATGGCACAACGGACCTGTTGTGGAAGCTCTCCAGCGAGGAGCTATCTTGCTCCTTGACGAGATCGACCTTGCCTCAAACAAAATCCTCTGCCTCCAGTCAATCCTTGAAGGTAAAGGAGTTTTCCTTAAGAAGATTGGAAAGTACATCAGACCAGCAGCAGGGTTCAACGTCATCGCAACCGCAAACACTAAAGGTAAAGGTTCAGATGACGGACGTTTTGTTGGAACTAACGTGCTTAATGAAGCCTTCCTTGAAAGGTTCCCAGTAACATTTGAGCAGGAGTACCCAACACCTGCTAATGAAATTAAGATACTCGATGCAGTATGTGACGAGACTGATTTCAATAAGAGGTTAGTAGACTGGGCAGACATCATCCGTAAGACCTTCTTTGATGGTGGTATAGATGAAGTCATTAGTACACGTAGACTAGTTCACATCGTTAGAGCATACCAAATCTTTGGTACTCGTGCTAAAGCAATTACTACTTGTATCTCTCGTTTTGATGATGAAACTAAGCAAGCGTTTCAGGAGTTATACGACAAGGTTGACGCGGACGTGGACTTTGAGGTATAATAATGGCATGGTGGTTACTTTATGATGTTTTAGAGGAAATGGAACAAGCAAACCTTAAGGGTGGAATGGGTGATGACCACATCACCTTCCACGAGGGGGTCGGAACTATATACGATCCTAATGTTGCACAGGACAACATTGAATTAGGAATTGAATCTAATAAGGTTACGGTCAAGTATGGAGAGGATGAAATCCTTAAAAAAGCTAGTGAGTATATCACTAGTACATACTCAGGACATTATACTACTGAAGGTTCAAACATCCAAACACTTGATCTTATCGAATCAGTTGGTGACGCTGAAGCATTTTGTAGATCTAATGCTATAAAGTACTTAAGTCGCTATGATAAGAAGGGTCGCCCACAACATGATATACTAAAGGCAATACACTATTGTGTGTTACTATATCATTTTACATCCAAACCAATTGAAATTGAACCAGATCAACGTTATGAAACTTTCTAAGAGTACTCTTGATATCCTCAAGAACTTCTCTAATATTAATCAGTCCATTTGCTTCAAGGAAGGTACTGAGTTATCCACTCTATCCATCCAGAAGAATATCTTATCTCGTGCTGTTGTTGAAGAGGCATTTCCAAAGGATTTTGCTATCTATGATTTAAGTGAGTTCTTATCTGGACTTACTTTATTTGATGATCCTGAGTTTAATTTTGATAATGATAATTATCTCATTATTAAAGATAGGAGAAATACATCAAGGTATTTCTTTGCTGATCCATCTACTATAGTTCAACCACCAGAGAATAGGGTGGAACTTCCTAGCAGTGATATTTCATTCACAGTAGCATGGAGTGATATCTCTAATATAATTAAGGCAGCAGCGATTTATCAGATAGAAGACTTAGCAGTTGTTGGAGAGAATGGTGTTGTTAAACTTGTTGTTCGTGACAAGAAGAATGATACTTCAAATACCTATGCTGTAAAGGTTGGAGAGACTGATAGTAATTTTACATTCAACTTTAAAGTTGAGAACCTGAAGTTGTTACCTGGTGATTATGAGGTTACAATTAGTAAGCAGAATGCATCTCTCTTTAGAGATGTGAATAGAGATTTAGAATACCTTATCGCATTGGAGCCAGATTCTAAGTATGAAGGATGATTTTCTGTGGGTGGAGAAGTACCGCCCACAAACTATTGAGGACTGTATTCTATCATCCGATATTAAGAATACATTTCAATCTTTTGTTAACAATGGGGAGATACCTAATCTCCTACTATGTGGTACTGCTGGTATCGGAAAAACCACAGTTGCTAAATCATTATGTAAAGAACTAGGAGTTGATTATTATGTCATTAATGGAAGCGATGAGGGAAGGTTTCTTGATACAGTTCGGAATAGTGCCAAGAGCTTTGCGTCTACCGTATCTCTCACAAGTAGCTCGAGACACAAGGTTATCATCATCGACGAGGCAGACAATACCACTCCCGACGTACAACTCCTTCTTAGAGCGAGTATTGAGGAGTTCTCCAGAAACTGCAGATTCATTTTTACCTGCAATTTCAAGAACAAAATCATTGAACCACTCCACTCCAGAACAACAGTAATTGATTGTAATGTTAGAGGAAAGAACAAACAACAGATCGCTGCTAAATTCTTTGAGCGATGCCGTGACATACTTACCAGAGAAAATGTACGGTTTGATGATGCGGTGGTCGCTGAGGTCGTTCAGAAATATTTTCCAGATTTCAGAAGAACGCTCAACGAACTACAGCGGTATAGCTCCACGGGATCAATCGATACGGGGATCTTGGCAGTCCTCAACGAAGTTAAACTTGGAGAGTTGGTATCAGCGTTAAAGAAGAAAGAGTTTTCTGTAGCACGTAAGTGGATTGTTTCTAATTTAGATAATGATCCTAATGCTATACTAAGAACAGTATACGATAGTCTTTACGATGCCCTTAAACCTTCTAGTATACCTCAAGCGGTATTGATTATTGCAAAGTATCAGTATCAGTCTGCTTTCGTAGCAGATCAGGAGATAAATTTATTAGCAGCTCTCACTGAAATTATGGTGGAGTGTGAATTCAAATGACAATTATGAGTAAAAGAACAAAACTAAGAGCACAAGTCAAGTCCAGATTTTATTATCTGTTCTGGGGTGCTGCAACTGTATCAGTATTTGCTGGTCAGATTTATGTCGGTTCAGGATACCGTCAATTATCAAATACTCTTAACGAGATCTTTGAAGCAGTAACCATAGAAAGGCAGAGGTTCTATTAATGAAGTCCCTGAAGACCCCTCTAAGGTATCCAGGAGGCAAATCTAGGGCAGTTCCCAAGCTATTGCAGTGGTTGCCTAGTCGAGAGATTACAGAGTATCGTGAACCCTTTTTAGGGGGTGGTAGTATGGCCATTGAAATGACCAAGAGACTGCCAGAAGAGGTACCTATTTGGGTTAGTGATCTGTATGAACCATTGATTAACTTTTGGATTCATTTAAGAGATGATGGTGAGTATCTACATAAAGAACTAGTCAAATTAAAGAAAGAACATGATACCCCTGACAAGGCAAGATGTTTATTTAACAAGTCAAAGGAGAAATTAAATGAAGGAGACACCGATAACAAGGACAGAGCGATTTATTTTTATATCATTAATAAGTGTTCTTTCAGTGGTCTTACTGAATCGTCCTCATTCTCAGCCTCAGCCTCAGACAGTAATTTCTCCATGCGTGGCATCGACAGACTCCTTGGGTATACCGAACTTATCCAGCGGTGGCGCATTACTCATGGATCCTATGATCAACTCACCTCAGATGACACCTTAACATTCATCTATGCTGATCCACCTTATGATATTAAGGATGCACTTTATGGACATAAAGGTGATATGCATAAAGGTTTCGACCATGCTAAATTTGCTGATGTCATGGACAATTGCTTATGCAATGTTATGATATCATATAACAACCACCCTGATATCGTTATGCGATTTCTTGAGTGGTGCCAGTATGACTTTGATCATACCTACACCATGCGATCCACTGGTGACTATATGAAGGATCAAACAAAACGTCGTGAATTAGTAATTACAAATTATGGGAAGTTTGGGGGTTCGTGTACTGCCAAGCGGTAGTGCACAGTTATATCACACACGTAAAGGTGTGTTGTCAAATTTCGGTGGACAAAGTATTGTGTCTGCAATCATTCAAGGTGGTGAAATCCATTGTCAGATGAAGACTGGTCGTACTCAGATCTATAGAATTAATAATAATGAGACTGGTGTGGTTGGACCTATCAGGACTTTCTAATGAAATATGAACTCAAGGATTGGCTCAATTCAATCAACTACAATAAGCAGGATCTTACTCGTGAAGACCCTGATGCGATATCTTCTTACCCTGCTTATATCGTTAATAGATGTTTGTCTGGTACTATTGATAGCATTTTATTTTCTAATGAGATGAATTTGAATGCTCATCTTGACCCTGATATGCAATATTCTTTCTTGCTAAATACATTGAGAAAACGGAAAAGGTTTTCTCCTTGGTTGAAGAAAGAACAGGTTGAAGATCTGGATCTGGTCAAAAAACACTATGGATATAGTAACGAAAAAGCGAAGGTCGCATTAACTCTTCTCACCAAAACCCAAATTGAATCATTACGACATAAACATGACATGGGAGGAAAGAGATGAACTCGGTCTCAGAAGAGGTTAAGTGGTCTGCTGACAGTATGGTGGAAGTTGGTTTGAAAGAACCAGATGACTTCCTTAAGGTAAGAGAAACATTGACACGTATTGGTGTAGCTTCTAGAAAAGAAAAGAAACTATATCAGTCATGTCATATACTGCACAAGCAGGGTAGATACTTTATAGTACATTTTAAAGAATTGTTTGCTCTCGATGGTAAGAAAGCAAATTTAAGTTTGAATGATGTTCAACGTAGAAATCGCATTGTTCAATTGCTTAGTGATTGGGGTCTTGTATCCATTAATTCAAAGGAA